TGCTCAAGGTGGAAGCGCCGTGAGGCGGGCGTTCGCCACGCGGTGGCAGGGGCCGTCGCGCATGACGACGGCTCAGGCGGCCGCCTATCTCGGCCTGGCCCCGGCCACGGTCCAGCGGCTCTCGCAGGAGTTCGCCACGTCCGGCGGGCGGGCGGGGCTGCAGAGGGCCGGGAAGGGGGCGAGGTTCTTCCTGGGGCAGGATGTTCATCTGTTCGCCCTGCGCCGGGCGGCGGCGGCCCACATTAGGCCGATCCTCGAATCCATCCGGCGATATGCCCACGCCCGGGGGGTGCTCCTGACGCCCATCACGCTGAACTTCCACTGCCTGACGGTGGCTGCCGACCACATCCGAAATTCCAGGTTCTTCGCCCACGCCTTTCACCACCAGTGGGCTGGGCCGAAGAGCATCTGCATGGCCCCGGAGATCGGCCTTGAGCCGCTGGCCACGGCGGCCGGCATTACCCTGCACGAGGTGGGGCACGTGATGGTCGACGACCACATCGAGGTTTCCGCCGAACCGGCGGCCGATCAGTGGGTTCGGGAGCGCCTGGGGCTGGAGATTCACTACTCCCCCAAGACCACGGTGCAGTACCTGGACCGCCCCGCCATGCGGGCGCTGGGCCTAGCCTAACAGCCCTAACAGGGCCGAAAACCGGCCGAATCCGCCCCCTCCGGCCCCGCCAGGCCGCTGGGGGCGGCCTTTTCGGGCTACAGGGGGCCGTGCCGGGGCACCGTTTGCCGACGTGGCGGGGGTAAGGGGCCGCTTGGGCCAGGGGAGCCCGGACGCGACGTGGGCAACAGGAACCCCCCTGGCGGGCCTTTTCGCCAGGGGGGCCATTGATGGGCGGCGAACCCGGATAACGGCACTCCGCCAAGCGCCGAAAGCGTCAGGCCGCCGCCCAGGGCAGGGGGGCTAGAAGAACAGGCTCTTGCCGTAGAACGCCCGGCGGTGGGCCGGGGGGGCCACCCCCTCGCCGGCTACCAGCATCGGCCGGGAAGCGGGGGTCTGCGGCCGGCGCACGACGCCGAACGGGACGGCCGGGGCGACCTTCTTGGCCGGGGTCTTGGGGGCGGTGGTCCTGATTTTGCCGTACAGCATCATTGGCCTCCTTGCGTGGGCGGATGGGCCTCCGGATCCTTGCCCAGCTCGTTCTGGATGTATTCGGCCACGGCCGAGGCGGCCTCGTCGTATGCCTCCGCGACATACGGGCGGGTCGACCGGGTGGCGTGGGCCTTGCCGAGGAACTTGTGCCGCAGCTTGATGAGCCCCGAGAAGATCCGCGTCCGCTCGTCGCGGATGGCGGCGGCCAGGGGTTCGAACGGATCCTTCGCGGCAACCACGGCGGCGTCCTCTAGTACTCGCCGAACAGCCGCTCAAGCAGCTCCTGGACCGTATCCCAATCCGGAGCCAGGAAGTGGATGCCGGTGCCATCGCTGCCCGGCGGGTAGTACTCGACGGCGATCAGCTCGCCCTCGAACTCCTCGGCCGGCTCGGCGACGGCCATGCTCTCGCCGTCGGCCGACTGGTAGGCCCTGGCATTCGCGCCGGCCCCGGCAAAACCGCTCCGGAGCTGCTCGGACCAGTCCCGATGGTGGGTGACTTCCATGTGGGGCTCCTTCGCCGCGCTCAGCGGCTGAAAACTGCCGACGCGAAGTCGGCGAACCTTATGGCGTTCTGGAACGCCCGCCGATACGCCTCGGCGAACCCGATCCAGTCCTTGGCGGCGGCTGCATCGGCCTCTTCCAGGGTCAGCTTGATCTTCTTCTGCCAGTTGCCGGCGACGGCGGGCTTGGCCAGGCGGCCGGGGCCGGCGAGCAGCGTGGCCAGGTCGTTGACGTTGGAGTACCAACGGGAGACTTCCTTGCCCCGCGCAGCCTCGTCCTTGACCTTCGTGGCCCGGATGATCCGGACGAAGATGGCCGCGTGGTCGCGCAGCAGTCCCGTCAGGCGGTCCTTCGGCGGGTCGCCGGCCAGGGGCGCGAGCTCGTCGGCGACGTCGCCCAGGGAAACGGCCAGGCGCTCGGCCAGTTCTTCCAGGTCGCCCTCCGACCTCCCGGTGAGGGCGGCATAGAGGTAGTTGCGCTCCCGGCGCACGGCGGCGGCCAGGAGCTTGCGGAGGGCGAAGCGGGCGGGGAGTTCGCGCATGGGCTACCGCTTGATGCGGTCCTGCATGGCGCGGAGGACGTCCTGCTTGGAGTTGGCGGTCATCTCCGAGAGTATCTTGAGAAGCGCCCCGCGAACCGGCGCGGCGGCAAGCATGACCTCCGAGGCGTCGTGGATCAGGACCGCCCGGTCCTCCGCCTGCGATTCCGCGTCAGTGGCCCGCTTCGAATCGAACTCGACGCCCAGGTACTCGACGAAGTGCTCGACCTCCTCGTCGAACATCTCGGCCAGGGCGGCTATCTCCTGCGCCGTGGAAAGGAGCTGGTTGACGCGTCGGACGAACGTGGCCTTGTCGTGGGGCATGGTCTTCTCCTACTTTTTGGGCCAGCCGTGAATCAGCCAGCGCCCTCTCTCCCCACCATGTACTGTGCGCATGGCGGTATCCCACAGGCGGGCCGGAATCATCTCGCGGACGGCAGAATCGCGATGGCTAATGCCCGACAGCGCCCGGCGCACATCTCCGTATTCAAAGCGCATCGCGGCGTCGTGAAACAGCTTCAGGGCATGCGCGTCCCCATCCAGCATATTGCGGACATCCCCCCTCGTCGCCTTGTCTGCGAGTTGGCGGTTGATGTCATCTATGATGGCCTCCAGCCTACGCAGATCCGCGACGTGGCCGGCATATGCGCTCTTCATTTCCGCTCTCCTACTTCTTCAACGCGCCCAGGCGCGTGCGGACCCGGTCGAGCCAGGCGTCGACGTCGTTGTCGATGACCTGGCGGAACTTCTCCTTGTACCCCGGCACGTCGGCCTTGATGCCCTCGACGGCCGTGACCACCTGGTCGACGGCCTTGTGGTCCCGTTTCCACCAGGCGAGGAGGACCAGGCCGGCGAGCACCGCCGCCCCGGCGACGACCCAGGGCATGTACGGCAGGACCGCCGCGACGCCCAGGCATAGTATAGCCAGGCCGGCGGAGGTCAGCGCTCCGTAAATGAACCATTTTCGCAGGCCGGACAGGTAGACGGCCCCGACGATGCAGCCGATCATGGCCAGGAAGAGGATGCCCACCATCCAGTAGAGCTTGTGCTGCCGGGCGGTGGTGACGGCCTCGGAGAGCTCTTTCTCCTTGTCCTTCACGGCGGCCTCGGCGGCCCGCTCGGCCTTCTTTGCCTCGGCCAGCTCCTTCTCCAGCTCGTCGACCGACTTGGGCTTGTCGACCTTCGGCTTGGCCGGCTCGGGCTTGGCCTCGGCGGTCACCGGCCCCACAACCACCTGGGGCTGCGGCCAGCAACCGGGGGCAACGCTGAGGAGCAAGCCGGCCAGGAAGCCGGCGAGGACGGACAGATGGGCGGTTCTCATGGCATCTCCTAGGTGGTGAGCTCGGTGATGGCCTGGTTGATGAGCACCCCGACGGCGGCCGGGTCGGCGCTCAGCTTGGCCTGGGCCTCCTGCAGCAGGGCGACGGCCCGGCGGATGCCGGCCTTGGTCTGGTCGACCGGGACGGCCGGAGGCTTGGGGGCCTTCGGCGCGGCCGACTCGGACTTGTCGGTGGACTTCTCGGTGGGCTTGACCAGCTTGATCTTGGCCATTGCAGTCTCCTCCTTACAGGGCGTTCTGTGCCCAGGGGACAAGCTGAAAGCAGTTCATGCGGCAGAAGTAGCCGCTGCTTGCCGGGGCCTTGCCGACCACCGCGACCTTGAGCTCCTGAACCCCGTCGGCGATGACGACCTGGGAAACGAGATCCACGATGTTGGGGGCAATGACCGCCCCATAATAGCTCTGATTGGCGATGAGGGGAAAGCCGTTCAGGGTGATGGTCGCGATGCCGTTGTCGGGGCAGCGCGGGATCCACTGGCGATAGGTGTAGATGCCGGCGACGGCGACGAAGCGGAAGGAGATGCTGTCCCCGTTGGCCGCCGGAACGCCGAAGCCGTTTGAGAAGTAGCCGCCGAAGGCATAGGCGGGATCGGCGGTGAATCCCCACGTGCCGACCACGTCGAACTGGGCCATCAGACGCGGGTCGATGTCGTACTGCGCCTGGACGTCGGCATTGTTCTCCATGCCGGTCCGTGCGGCGACGACGATGGTTGGCGCGGGCATCGGCTCCTCCTTACAGCGTCCCGTACTGGTACGGAACGAGCTGCATGTTGATCATCCGGAAGAAGAAGTTTGAGCTCGCCCCGTTCTTGCCGGCCACGGTGACCTTGACGCGCTGGACGCCGTTGCTGAGCAGCACGTTGGGGACCACGATGACGTTGTTCGGATCGAGCGCAGCGGCGTACAGGTCGACGCCCACCGCGACCGGGAAGTCGTTAATGTACAGGTCGACGATGCCGCAGTCCGGCCCCTTGGGAGCCCACACCCGGAAAGTGTATGGCCCCGCTGGGATCGCCGCCCTGAACTCCGCCGTCTGGCCCAGGGCCGGCAGGCCCGACAGCGAGTTGACGAAAAACATGTTCTGCGGATAGGTGGGTTCGTTGACCTTGAGCCCCCAATCCCCCGTCACGTTGAACATGGCCATCATCTTCGGGACCAGGGTGAATGCCTGGTACGGCACCGAGTGGTTGTCGGGGTATTCCCGCGTGGCCGGGATGCCGCCGGCCGGCGGGGCCGGCGGGGTGGGCGGCGTCGGGCCGATGGGCTGGGTCGTGAACTGGACCACGACCTCGTCGGCGCTCGCCGGGCTCGGCCCGGCAACCACCAGCGACAGCAGGAAATCGCCGTCGGTGGTCGGGGTGAACTCGAGTGTGCCGCCGGCCAGATCGGCCAGGGTGCGAGGCACGCCGGCCGTGAAGTCGAAGAGCCCGGTGGGGATGAGGTATCCCAGGAGCACTGGCGCGGCGGGGTTGGTGATGTCGTATGCGGCCAGCTCTATGGAGACGCCGGCCGTGTCGGCATCGAACACAACCTGGCCGCCCACCGGGTATGAGGTATCCTTGGAACCGCGCAGGATCTGGTAGGTCTCGGTCGGGTCCATGATGCTGGCGTCCTGGACGGCACCACCGCCGCCGGCCGCCAGCTCACCCTCCAGCGTCCCGTAGAAGAACATCACGCCGTCCTCGACCTCGGACGCCGCCGGGAAGTCGGTAACGCTGACCTGGACCTGCCCGCTCACCGTGCCAACATCAACGCCCGAGATGGTCCATTCGAAGTAGGTCAGGGTCCGGGTGGTGGGCGACGGGGTCATCTCGATGGCCGCCCCGGCGATGTCCTCGAAAGTCTGGTTGACCCCGTTGACGAAGTTGAAATCCTCGTCGACCAGCAGCGTCGGGACGCCGTTGTCGTATCCGGTGACGGTCAGGTGGGCCGATCCGTCGCTCTCGGGCTGGATGGTGCCGGCCAGCCGCACCGTCTGCCCCAGCTGGCAGGCCCCCACGATCTCGAACGTGTCCGGGTCTATCGCGTTGGCGATCACCCGCAGCCGGGGCTTCGGCATGGTCCCCTCGACCGTGCCATACTGCGTATAAACGCCGCTGGCCAGCTGCCCGGCGGCCGGGAAGTCGGTGATGTTGAAGGGCACGCTCAGGTTGGGGTCGGAGATGCCGTCGGCTGAGACGCTGATCTCGATCTTGTTGTTGATGCCGTACTCCCCGGCCGCCGGCTCAAAGGTAACCTCAGATCCGACGATGTCGGCGATGGAGTACCAGTTGCCGGCCACGAAGTTGAAATCGTCGTCGAACACCACCGTGGGGACTCCGGCAATCGTCAGGGTTATCGTAACCCCGGCGGTCTTGGTCTGTTGCAGGCTGAGGTAGCCCTTGACGTATCCGGTCTGGCCGATCTGGACCGCGCCCACCTTCTCGGCCGCGACCTCCACCCAAGCCTGGGTCAGGGGCATCTCCTCGCTCGTCCCGGTCACCGTCTCGTACTGCGTCTTAACCCCATAACGCAGCTCCTCGGCCAGCGGGAAGTCGGTGGCGGCGAGCACCTGCTGGGTCGAGGCCATCAGTGTGGTCTTGCCGCTGTCCGTGTAGACGTCGATCCGGAGGATCCCGCCCCAAGCGCCGGGGGTGGCCGGGAGATCGAACGTGGGGTTGGCCCCGAAGATGTCCTCAAACCAGGTCTCGTCGTCGGCCACGAAGCTGTAGGTGTCGCTGTCGAGCAGCTGCTCGGCCCCGCCGAACGGGGTGAAGATGGCCTCCACGAACGCGTCGATGGACACCGGCATCTCGACGGACCCCACCGCCGCAAGCTCGACCTCGGTTTGCGCGGCGGCCACCTGGTTGCCCGACTCCTCTGCGTGGATGGTCAGCTTCGGGCGGATGGGGAGGGAGGCAACGGAGATGACCCCCGCGACGTTGTATCCGTTCGAATCCCACTCGCCGTTTATCGCATCTATGACCAGCTCGTCGCAAGTGAGATCCCCCACCTGTACAAGCGTGGCATTGCCGCTCAGTTTGATGTTGCGGAAAGTCTTGCCGCGAGTGGTGAATTGCTGGGTTCCCGCCGATGCGGCAAATTGGACGATGCTATCGCCGGCATAGGGGAAATACACGGTGCCATTGAAGTCGGCATCTCCTGTGATCTTCAGCTTTGCACTGGGTTCGTATGTAACCGTCGGCATGGTCATCGTGCCGCCGGTCAGAGAGAATGTGCCGATTTCCATGTCGGCATATTCGCAGTTGATGACTGCGCCACTCGTAAAGACTCCAGCCTTGATCTTCTTGTGTCCTGACAAGATTCCGGCGGATGCCGCATCGATAATTATTTCTGCGACATCTACATCGATGTCTATCTCGCAAGCATAGAGGGAGTTCACGTCGAAGATCGCCCGGTCGCCTGGTCCGGGGGGGCCGAACCCTGTGGAGCCGCCCGACATGTCCGACCACATCAAAGGATCGGACCAGGGGGCAGCGGCCGGGTCACCGATGAAGTAAAGGTCCATGAGCTATCTCCTTTGCCGGGCGAAAAGGTAAGGGGCCAGCGCTCTTCCAGTGCCTTGCGGCTCAGTTGAGTGCGAAGGCGTGGCCCCTTTCCCCAATCACGCCCTGCGGCACGCCGCCGCGAAGAAGTCCTGCCGGGCGAAGAAGCGCCGGGCCACCCGGCGGGCAACGGCCACCGCCTGGGCCGGCTTGGCCCCCTTCGCCGCCGCCTTGACCGCAGCCCTCTTGGCCACGACCTTGGCCTGGGCGACCGCGCCCAGGCCGAAGAACCCCCGCGCCCGGAAGTTGCGCTCGGGCACAACCTCCTGCTCGTAAGCCCACTCTTCCTCCCCGGTGACCGTCGGGATCTCCTGGCCGGGGTACGGGGTCAGGCTGCCCTCGGCCTCGACGGCCCCGGCGGCCTCCTGGTACTCGACGTCGCCCTCGTCGGCCGTGTCGACCAGCTCAGCCTCGGCGGCCTGGGTGGCCGGCGGCTCATACTGCAGCTCGTCCCAGGGCGAGCTCTTGGCAGGCATGGCGATGGCCCACGCCTCGTCTCCGCCCTCGACCTGCTCGGCCTCCGGGTAGCCCTGCTCGGGCACCGGGGTGGCCCAGGCGCTGGCGGCCGGATCGGCGTACTCGGACGCCTGCATCAGCGGCTCGACCTGCGCCGGGGAGTTGACCAGCGGCTCGCCGGGGTACTGCTGGGCGTCGTAGGCCATCGCGGAGGCGGCGGCGGCCTCGGGGGTCGCCCCCTGCGCGGCGGCCTGGGCGGCCTGGTCGCGGACCTTGGCCAGGCGGGAGGCCCGCTTGGCCTCGGAGAGCTCGGCCTTCTGCTTCGCCGCCACAACCTTCGCCGCCGCTCGCTCCTTGGCGATGTCGAGCTTGGCCGACTTCTTGGCGGCGACGACCTCTTTGCGCTTGGCCAGAAGCTCGACGGCCCTGGTCTTGGCTGCGGCCCGCAGCTCGACCTTCCGCAGGGCGACCGCCTTGGCCGCCTCGCGCTTGGCCGTCTTGACCTCGGCCTTCTGCGCCTTGGACGCCTTGACCGCGCCGAGACCGTCGTTGTTCGCTCCGAAGAACATGTCGTCTCCTCCGTCCTCTCCCAGGGCCACCAGAGTAACCAGGGCCGCGCCGGCCGCAAGGGCCGCGCCCGCACCGCCGGAGCCGCCGCCCGACGCGTGCGTCCCGGCCTCCACCGCCACCGCCTCGGCCGGGGCCATCTCCTCGTAGGAGCGGGCCGCCGGGGCGGATATCATCTTGGGGTTGTTGGCCAGCAGCTTGCCGGCAACCGCGCCGGTCAGCGTGGCCGACACGACCGCCGGCTCCTGCACCAGCACGTCGTTCATGATGCGGCAGTCGCGGGCGGCCTGGAGCAGCATCCGCAGGGTCTGCTGCCGGCCGATGCGGTTGGCGTCGGCCTCCAGGGAGTTCAGTTTCTCGGCCGGGGCCGGCGGCTTGCCGGGGATGGGCCGCCAGTTCTTGTCGCTGTTGGCCTTGGCCTTATCCGCGACGTCGATGGCATCGATGTTCTTCCGGGCCTGCCAGGCCGCATCGATCTGCGCGGTGGTCTTGCTGCCCAGGCGGGCGAGGGCGGCCTTGAAGGCCGTCTCCCGGCGGGACATCTCGGCGGCGATGGCCGCCTTCTCGGCCTCGTGCCACGCCTTATTCTTGACCAGGTACTCGGCCTGCAGGGCCGGGAACCGCTTACGGAACTCGTCCAGCCCGTTGGCCTTGGCCTGGTACGCCCGCGCCTGGGCCGCATAGTGGTTCCACAGGCGGGTGCCGTCGCCGGTCTTGCCGAGAACCACGCCTCGGGCGACGAGGTTGTTGGCGAGGGCCTGGGCGTCTTTGACCAGCAGGTCGGAGGCCGACTTGACGCTCTTGATGAGGCTCTCCCACCGCTCCTCTTCGCGCTCGGCTGCCTCGCCCGCCTTCCTCATGTCGACGAAGGACTTAATGGCCATCCCGGCCCCGATTGCCCATCCGATGACCGGAAGCGTCGTCGATACTGCGCCTGCGGCACAGAGCCCCGCGCTGACCACCCCGATTGCCGTGTTCAGGCTGGCGGCCCGGTTGGCGAACGCCCCCTTGGGGTCAAGGATGATGTTGGCCGCCTGTACGCCCAGGCGAGCGGCGGGGGCGTACCCCAGGGCCGTGGCGGCGGTGGTCGCGGCCCCCGTTTTCACGGCGTCGATGGCCGCGTCTTTTGCGAGCTGCTTGGTGTCTATGCTTACCCCGGCCCCCAGGCCGGCGGTGCCGGCGGGGTTGCCCTTTGCCGCAGCTTGCGGCTTGGCCAGTTTGACCTTGCGGGGGACCGTCCCTCGGATGACGGCGACCGCCGGGCTGGCCTCAGCCAGCGAAGGCTGGAGCGGGCCGCCATACTTTAGCTCAGAATCGCCCGGCGCGGGGTCCCCCGGCGAGTAGTATGGGGACACCCGCTCGACCGTTGCGCCGAACGCCCCGGCCGCCGCCTCCAGAATCGGGGCGATGGCAGCCAGGCCCTGCTTCACGATCTTGTTGACGGTCTCATCGCCCCCCTCCGGGGCCGCCCCGGAGTGGTAGTACCCGCCCCAGGGGTACGAGGGGTCGATCTGGTTGGGGGCTGCCATCGTCCGCTCCGGGCCTCGCTTACCGCCGCTTACCGCCGCTTACCGCCGGAACCACCAGGGCGGCCAGGGCCAGGACGCCCGCCCCGATGCCCACAGGCAGCACCCAGGCCGGCAGGGCGGCCTTGGCCGCGCCAGGGGCCGCCGGGGCCGGGATGCCCGTTTCGGGGGCCACCGTGGCGGCCTGTGCCCCGGCAGGGGCCGGTTCTGCGGCCGGTTTCGCCTTGCCGCCGCCCCCGGATCCGCCGGAATCGCCGACCAGCTTGCTGGTGAGCTTCGGCACCACCGCCGCCGCCAGCGCCGTGACGGCAATCGTGGGCAGCTTCGTGGCCAGGTCCTTCACGATGTTCTTGGCCAGATCCCCCACCGTGCTGGTGATGGAGCTGAAGTCGAAGGCCAGGCCGGGCGCGGGCAGGCGGTTCATGGCCTAGTCCTGCGACACCGGCTTGGGGTTGGCCGAGATGCGCGAGATCATCAGGATGGCCAGGACCGCAACCACCCCGATGGCCACCGGGACCACCCAGGAGGGCAGGGTGTCGAAGAAGCCGGCGGTCCCGGTATCCTTGACCTGGACCTCCACCTCGTCGACGGCGACCATCGTCGGGTCGCGCTGGTTGAGGGCCTGACGGGCGAGGGGGTGGTACATGACGGTCGGATCCTCGGCCACCGTGCCGACGGGCACCTCCTGGCTCTTGAAGAAGAGCGGGGTGTAGTAGTTGCTCCGGGCCATCCGGGCGGCCACCCGCCGGCCGATCAGCGCGGCCTGGGACGGCTCAGCGCCGTTGACGTAAGCCTTGCGGGCCGCCTCGCGGGCAACCTTCCGGGCCTTGACCGCCTGGGAAATGCGCGTCGCCATCCTACTTCCTCCCCTTCTTGCCGGCCTTGAGGTAGATCCCGATTCCGATGGCCGCGACGGCGGCGATGCCGACCGGAATCACCCAGCCGGGCATCCCAGCCTTGGGGGCGGGGGCCGCCGGGACCGGCAGGGCGGCCGGCGTCGGGGCCGGCTTGGCCGCCTTGGTCTTGACGGTCTTGGCCTGGGCCTGGCCGACCTTCGTGGCGACGGCCGCGCCGATGACCGGAGCGAGCGCCTTGAAGGTGTCCGAGCTGATCGCGCTCTGGACCCCGCCGATGATCTTGCTCAGCAGGCTCGGCTCGGCGGCCGGGGCCGCCTTCTGAGCCGCGTCGAAGGCCGCCACCTCGGCGTCGACCTTGCTGAAAACGGGCTCCTCGCCCATGCCAAAGAAGTTTCTGTTGTTCATCCGCGACTCCTACAATCCGGCGAACTTGGCCAGCAGGGGAAGGATGATGTCCTTCCCGAAGCTCCCGATGGTTGCCGCCGCAGCAACCATCAGGATGATTTCCATGCGCCCCTGCCGTTTGTCCAGGGCAAGAAGCACCTCGACCAGCGTCTTGTGTGCCTCGCAAGTGCTCGGGGTTTCAGGTTTGATCGCCGTCAGCTTGACCTTGGTGTCGGTTCCCATCGACGTTCCTCCCTAACCGAAAGTGGGCAACTGGGTCGACACGGCCAGGTTGTGCTGGCCGCCGCCGGAAGATTCCCCCTCGGTCTGAGTTACGGTCAGCGACTGATAGTCGCCGCCGCCCACGTTGGGGGCAAGCCGCCGACCCCGGTCGTCCACAAGCGCCAGGGCGAAGTAGTAGGTGGTGAGCAGGTTGAGGTTGTCGAGCATCGCAAACGGAATATTCGTCTTGCGATGCCAGTTGTTGGCCCCCGCCAAGAACGCTGCCGCCCGCGCCGTCAGGTTCGCAACGGAGGTATCCACCAGCCAGCAGTACTGGATGGGGCCGATGTTGTTATCCGCCAGCAGGTCGATGCCGACGTCATCGGTGATGAGCTTGGCCATGCCCTTGGTGTTCAGGGTCCAGCCAAGGTTGTTCCCCAGGTCTTTGTTGGAGAGGCCGCCGACCGGGGCTACCGGCGACGTCGAGGCGTCGCAGTCGCGGGGCCATATCTGCGACAGCGACGTGATCGCCCCGGTCACCCGCCAGACATAGCGGGTGTTGGGGATCGAGCTGACGAACTGGACGCAGCCGTCCGGGGCCTGAACCTGGGAGTTGAAGGTGCCGATGCTGAACGTGCCCAGCGCCAGGTGGACGACGATGCCCGGCGTCGGCCGGTCCTGGATGGTGAAGGTGCCGATGGTCATGGACGACTCAAGCTGGAGGCGGTTGCACTGTGGCGTCATGACCAGGTTGGTGGGGTTGAAGCCGGACAGGCGTTCGAAGCCCCCGGTCAGAACCACGTTGGCCGTGGCCAGGCCGTTTATGACGCCCGAGTTCAGGATGCCGCCGCCTGCGAAGATGGTGCCGGTGCCCAGGCTTATGGTCCCGGCGTTGGTCAGTACGTTGCGGATGGTCAGCACGGAGCCCGCCGTTATCAGCCCGGCCGTGATGTTCATGTTGAGGCAGTTGAAGGCGGTGGGCAGGGTGGTGGAGCCGCCGCCGGTAAACTCAACCGTCGGCATCGGCTCATTGAACAGCGTGGCGATGGTAAACGCCCCGGCGGCGGTGAAGCGCAGGGTGCCGACATCCGGATACCTGAAAGCCGCGACCTTGTTGTTGACGTTGCCGGAGTCCCAGTTGCGCCCCACGGTCATGAGCGAGCCGGCGGCCATCTGGATCGCTCGGGGGGAGCTAAGGGCTGCGCGGTTGAAGAAGAAATCGCGCCCGACGTTCACCTGGCCGGCGGCCCCGATGTTCATATAGTAGCCCGGCGACAAGGAGGATTGGGATATCCAGTCCAGGATCATGTCGGTCCCGACGTTCAGCGTCGAGTTTCCCACCTCTAGGACATACCCCGACTGTCCGGTATTCGGGAAGCCGAACGTCCCGGTGGTGGTCAGGTTGAAGCCGTTCAGATTGAAGGACACCACCCCGCCATAGGACGAGGAGTCGTCCCCCGCCGAGAAGCTGGCCACGGTGGACGAGCGGCCGAGCTGGAAGGTGGTCGCCCCCGCGTTCGAGGTGCCGATGGAGAACGGGCAGCCCATAACCGTGGGGAGCTTTATGGTCACCACCCCGGTTTGGCCAGCGGCCGTCTGCCCCAGCGCGATGCCGTTGACCGACGGGGCGAAGTTGACGGTGGTTGCCGGGTCCATGTCGATGGGCGTCCCCGGCCCGCCGGTGCGGTACAGGACGGTCAGGCTGCTCATGTAATTGCCCGACCCGCCGCCGACCGCTATCGAACCGCTGCCCGTCGTAAGGATGTTGTAAACGGAGAACCCGCCGAAGGCCGCCGCGTTCTGCGACAAGGTCGTGGTCTGCCCCGGCTCGGCCAGGTGGAGGTTGTAGAACGCCTGACTGGTTGCCCCGTAGATGCGCATCGCGCCGGTGCCGGTCATGCGGAACATGCTGGTGCCGCGATCCACCACGCCGGCCACCCGGAACTCCGCGTCGCGCCGGACCTCGATGGTGCCGCTGCCGAGGGCGCAGCCGTTGGCGGCCATCGTCACCCGGCAGTACAGGTCGCGCTTGATGACGGCGTTCTGGTTGTTGAACTGCCATGTGCCGGCTACCAGATCCAGGTCGAGGGTTACGGTCAGCCCGTCCTGGAGCTGGTAGGTCGCCCCGGCCCCGGCGTTGCCAGCGCGGATGCCGTTGATCTCGTTCGCGGCCGTGGTTATCTGGACCGTGCCGGCCGTGGCCACGAAGTCGAGCTCGGGGTTGGCAGTCCCCTTGACGTATGCTCCGGCCACCAGTTTGCAGGTGAGGCCGTAGACCGTCAGGCTGAAGGTGTTCATCGTGAGCGTCGCGGCGTACCCGGTCTGGTCGATGGTCAGGCACACCCCGTTGACGTCCATGTTGCAGGCCGGGCTGGCTGCGTCGAAGAACACGTCGTCGGCGTTCGTGGGTACGCCCGAGCCGCCAGGGCCGCCGGAGGCGACGTCCCAGTTGCCGGCGTTGTTCCACTTGTCGTCGATGGCACCGACGAAGTATCTTGAGGCCATGAATCCAGTCTCCTACGGCACCAGGTGAAGCTGCCAGTTGGCAACCTGCGCGTCGACGCCTGGGAAGCCAAAGGCGGTGTCGGCCAACTGCGGCTGGCTCGCGTTGGGGAAGTCCTCGATCTTGACCGAGACCTGCACCCCGTAACACACGGCGGTGGTGACGAACCCGTTGAGCAGCGAGGACAGGAAGGACGTGATCTGGAAGTTGCCGAAGTTCCCACCGACCACTGCGGCGGTGGATGCGAAGTTGACAACATTTTGTCTCACCAGGCTCTTGGCGATGCCGTTGGCCGTGTTCCAGGTTTCGACCGCCGGGTTGAAGTCGGCATTGATCGTGTGCAGGTAGTAGTAGCCGGACGCCGCGCAAGGAACGGTGGTGGGGGTGGTTTGGAGGGTGAAGTCGCTATTGCGGCAGACCAGCCCCCGGATCCTGGTGCCGATGGGCAGGGTGGCGGCCAGCTTAAGCAGGAACCGCACCTCCTCCTGGGGGGTGCCAGGCACCGCAGCGTCCTTGTAGAGGGTGCCACGCTGGTTGTTGTAGTTGACGGCCGGCGCTCCCAGGCGAATGGAGCACCAGCTCGCGAACGTGACCGGTGTGGGATAGTATGGCGGCGGCAACCACCCGCTCGGCGCAGCACCCATCTCGTCGCCCTCCTATGGCGTAATGACCCGCACGCTGCTTCCGCCGGTTGCCCAGCTTGGCGCGACGGGCCAGGGGTCGTAGCAGCCGGCGTAAATGCGCGTGTTCGGGCCGGTGCGCATCCGGCGATTACCCTGCAGGGTCGTGCGGATGATGGCGCTGCCGGGCACGTAGCACTTGCTGTCGGGGTTGAGCTGGAAATTGCCGCCAGCGTAGTTGACGAAGGAGATGTCGGCCAGCTGCATCCGCGTCAAGGACAACGCCCCGGCCGCCGTGCCGTCGTCCGAGAAATTCCAGCAGCAGTATTGGGCGAAGCTGTTGAGGAATCCCTGGTTGTTGCAGTTGTACGCCAGGCACGCCTTGAAGTCGCCGTTGTTGGTGTTGCCGCTCAGACCGGAGGCGGTCATGTTGACCACGGTCACGTGGCGCATGATGACCTGCCCCGGACACGAGGGCTGGAGGCCGATGCTGGAGTCGCGGATCAGCAGGTTGTCGGCGTACTGCCCGAGCAGCGCCCGCTTGCCGGCGGTGAAGATCTCGCAGCGGCTGATCCAGTCCTCGGCCACGTTGCACTGGATGACGTTCGCGTTGCCCGATCCGACGTTCGAGACCTTGAAGTTCTCGACGATCATGCCGCCGGTGCCGGTGCTCTGGATGGCGGGGGCGGCCCCGCCGCCGGCCCCGGAGATGGTGATGGCCTGGGGCGTGTCGCCGCCGCCCACCAGGCGGATGCGCTTGTTGTTGATGAGCACGGCCTCGGGGTAGACGTTGCCCACATTGGGGTTGGCCCGGACCGTGCCGCCCGAGGGCGCGGCGTTGACCGCCGCCTGGATGGTCGAGTATGGAAACCCGGTGCCGACATCTAGGAGAGCCATTGAACGGCCTCCTCAACGGTTGCGACCTTCTTGTAATCGGCCAGCTTGCCGGCGACGTCGTTGATGCGCAGCGCCCACAGGGGCCGGGAGCTGTCGTCGCCCCACCCCTGCATCAGGATGCCGTCGCCGTCGCGCACCGATCCCCACATCTCGTCCTCGGTGTCATAGGTGGCCCCGGTGCGGACGTTGACGAAGCGGGTGGGGATGATGCCCTCGGACTCCGGGCACATGACCAGGGCGGCGTCGTTGTAGATGTTGGCCTCCCCCGAGTAGTCCAGGGCCTCCGCGAGCTTGAAGAGCCGGAGCTGGAGGGGGCGAACGCTGAGCGGCACGCCCTCGGCGACGGTCAACCCCGCCGGGAGGATGAGCTTATCCGGCAGGGGCTGACCGATGATCTCGCCGTTGGGCAGCCGCAGGGCGTCGGTGCGGATGATGGTGTGGCGCTGCGGGTCGAGCTCGGCCCATCCCCAGGTCCAGCCGGTGGGCATGTCGACCAGGAAGTAGCCGGTGACGGCGTCGAAGAGGTAGTCGCGCACTTACGCGCCTCCTAAAACTGCCTCCCGTCGCCCCGGCAGGGCGGTCAGGTGGCGAACTGGGAAACCGAGACGACCGTGCCCGCCGCGTTGCTGATGGCGTAAATCCGCACGATCTCCCGCATGGGAAATGACCGAGAGCTCAGGGGCGGGATCTTCTCTCCCAGGTTAACCCTGGCCGTCGAATCCGGGCCGATCCAGACGTCGTTGGTGGCGTGGGTGTTGGTGATGACCACCGACCGGCGGTTGCGGCGGAAGGGCTCGTCGACGAGGATGGCGGTGGTCGTGCCCAGCAGGTAGCTGTTTACCTGCCACGCCCCGAACGGAACCTCGGCGACGGGCAGGCCGCCGAGGATGGCCCGGAGGACGTCCTGGGCCTGGCCGCCGGGGAACGCCAGGTCGCCGCCCTCCACCAGGGGGTTCGGCGGCCGGCGCAGGGAGCCCGGCAGGATGGCGTCGAGGGGGAGGTCGCCCATCCCTCGCGGCATCCCGCCGAGCATCTGCAGCTCGTTGGGCCTAGCCGACATAGATCATTCTCCCCGCCAGGGTCAGGTAAACCGTGTTGGGGGCCGCGCTCAGGTCGACGAACTCCAGCCGGAGCTGGGTGTTGGGCTGCCAGACGACCGGCTCGGGCAAGATGAGCGGCAGCGGGCCAGCGCCGGTGCCGGCATTGACGTGGATCCAGTCGTTGGAGAGGACGCGGCCGTTGCGCGAGTCGATGATCCGGTAACGGAACGCGCCGGTCGAGACGGCGGCGATCTTGGCCACCTCGAAATGCCCGGTGGTCGGGATGCGGATGAAGGCCAGGCCGGTGCCGCCGGCCAGGAGGGCCAGGTCGCCGGCAGCGTTGGCCGGGCTGCAGTTGTCCAGGGTCATCCAGAACGGGGTCGACAGGCGGGCGCGGGCGTTGCGCTTCTCGATGGCGACGGCCATCTCCTCGGACGGGTTGGCGTACCCGTAGAAGCGCCGGCCGATCACCGTGGGCCAGACCGTGTTGCCGGCCGCGCCGTCGATGAGGGTCATGAAGAGGGACCGAGTGGCCTCGATCCACAGCGTTTCATGCATCAGGTGCGGCAGCATTCCCGCCTGCACCGGGCCGGCTCCCGTTATCTTCCGGCCGAAGATCGTGTCGATGTGGGTCTGGCGGTTGGTCAGGTTCAGCTTCGACCCCTCGTCGAAGATGTTGACCCACAGCAGGGTGTTGTTGAGGCGCTCGTGGGTCAGGTACATGGCCTCGAACGGGCCGTCCTGGCTGACCGAGCAAGGCAGCGGGCCGCTGGACGCGCCGGCCGCCACGACCACCGGGTTGTTGGGGGCATCCGGGGTCAGGAAGAAGCTCTGAGTGTCGAGCTTCCGGGGGTTGATGATGAGCTTGCCGGCGGCATTGCGAGCGAAAGTGTCGATGCGTTCCACGAAGGTCTCCTTCCCGTCACCTAACCCGAGCGACGTAAGAGCTATGTCGCGTCTCCCCGGCATAGGGGGCGGGCCTGTCGGCCCGCCCCCTTCCCGAGTTCAGGCACCGACCTGGACTACAGGCCGATGTACAGCGTCCCGACCATGTAGGCCCGGACCATCGTCACCGCGCTGAGGGTGATGGCACCGCTGGGCCAGAAGAGCCGGACCTGGAAGGTCTCGGTCGCCTTGATCGGGTACGGGCTGCCGTCCGGCTGGACGAAGGGGTAGTATTCCCGAACGCTCGGGGACCCGTTCGCCAGGTTCGGGCTGGCCGCCGCGCCGGAGCCCACGCCCTGGAGCGAGGTGCCCTGCGGGACGCGGCTCAGCGGGACCTGGAGCCAGATCCGCTGGGTGCCGAAGCTGAACTCGAACACCCCGCGAGTGTACAGCAGGATGTGGTCGGCCACGACGGTCCCGATCTGGACTTCCAGCTGGAAGCCGTGGAGATCGAACATCTGCGGGTTGGCCAGCTGGCCAGCCTGCGAGAGGTTCGTGTCGGCCTCGGTCTTCCGGACCGCCGACGCGTTCAGCTGCCCGATGGGAACCTGGAACAGCCGCAGCTGGTTGGTGGCCGCCGCCAGGATGTTGTCCGTGTCGTACAGGGGGTTCCGGAGGGCACGGACGTACCCTGCCGGGGCCGGCTTGGAGACGACTACTGACCTCATCTGCCTTCCTCCTTCTGAGCCGGCGAGCGCCGGCCTCAGTGAGCTTGCCCCTTTCCGCCCAGGGGCGTTGCGGGGGGCCGGGCCATCCCGGCCCCCCGTATGCGGATCTTGCTCAGATCACCTGCGCCGAGGGGACGTCGGCCATGCCGGGCTGGAGGTAGTCCGACATTCCGGGCTGGAGGTAGTCGCCCACCCCCGGCTCCATGAAGTCGGCGGTCCCGGCGGGCAGCATGTCGCGCAGCCCCTGCCGGGCCAGCTCGGCCTCGACCGCCTTGTCCACGGCCGCCTCGACCTGCGAGGGGAGGGCACCCATGCCGCTCACGCCCACGGCGGTGGCGACCTTGCTGGTCAGCGAACCGGCCGGAGCGGTGGCCGCCTGCTTCTTCAGCAGGTCCAGCACCAGCGTGTTGACCGTGAAGGCCACGCCGCCGATGAGGAAGTTCTTGGCCAGGCGCTTCTTGCCGAACCAGCCGGCCGCGCCGGAGGCCACCGCAGCGGCGGCCAGGTTGACCAGGTACTTGCCCCACCCGGTCTTCAGGATCTCCGGGGTCACCTTGGCCACCGGACCCCAGTTCATGACCACGTTCGGCAGGGCCACGGAGAGCAGCCCGCCGCCGGTCACCTCGGCCGCCTCGATGAAGGTGTCGACCTTCAGCAGCTCCTTGAAGGACTCCTTGAAGCTCGCCATGCCCTTCTTGGCGAAGGTGCCGGCGTTGGCCGCGAAGGAGTAGCGCTTGCCATACTTCCGGCTGGCACCCCTGGTGCCGAGGCGCGAGAAGTAGCGGTGGACCGAGGTGCCCGCAGCCGCCACGGTGATCTTCTTGCTCGGACGAGCCTTGAAGATCTTGCTGGCGGTCTTCTTGGCGGCGGCCTTGAAGGAGCGCTTCACCCCGCGCTTGCTGCTGCCCTTTCTCTTCCAGAGCTTGGCGGCGGCCTTCATGGACTTGCCAGCCTTCATCTGCTTCCCGACGAACCTCGCGTAAGCGGAAACCTTCCTTGCCATCTTCCTTCCCTTTCTGTTCAAGCTTGGCCGACCCCCCGTAGATGGCCAGCCGGCGAGCGCCTCCAGCTCCTGGCGGGAGAGCTTCACCGGCCTGATGGGCGGGTTCAGCACGATTGCTTCGACTGCCATGCGAAACCTCCGAAAGAAAAAGCCCCAAGCAAGCCGCCCTTCGGCAGCCGGCTTGGGGCTACAAGGCCCCTACGAGATGTCTGCAGGGCGGTCAGCCCCGCGCTCATGGTTTCCGGGGATACTCTAGCAATCGAACATCCCCTTGTCCAGCCCAATTATTCGGCTTTTCAACCTCCCTTCACGCCTGGGCCAACCGCTATCCGTGGATCCACGCCTCGCCGTCCGGGCCTGCCTTGACGGCGTGCGTTGTTGGTGTCATACGGGTGCATCGTTCTCCAGGACTTATGCATTGTCAGGCTCCTGCCAGCGCAATGCTGCCTGGTTCCTGCTTCATCGCCAAGCTGCTTATGGCTCTGCAGGCGTTTTGCGTCTCCGCCGAACTGGCGGCGACAAGGATGTTAATGGCCGCATTGAGATCGCGATCCATTTTTAAGCCGCAAGAGTCGCAGGCGTACTCCCTATCGGACAGCGCCAGGCGATTCTTCACGCGCCCACACGCCGAGCATCTCTTGCTTGATGGGTAAGTCCGCGAAGCTACTGCCAGCCGAGATCCGTATTTCCGGGTTTTGTATTCAAGCATATGCCGGAATTCAGCAAATCGCGCATCGGCCACATGCCGTCCGAGAGAACGGTTCTTCAGCATCCCCTCTACGCACAAGTCCTCAATCGCCACCAGGCCGTGGTTTTTGGCCAGGTGGGTAGTGAGCTTATGCAGAAAGTCTGCCCTGGCATTGTAAGCCCTCCGATGCGCGTTCCCGATTCGGGCGATGAGCTTGGCGCGGTTTCGCCCTCCCTTCTTGCTTCGCTCCAGCTTCTTGTTGAGAATGCGAGTCCTGCCCTCTAGCCTGGCCAGGGGGCGCGGGGCCACAAAACTCTGGCCCGTAGACAGGACGGCAAAAGTCTTAACGCCCAAATCAACCCCCACCGATGGCTTGCCGTTCGGGGCAGGGGAACACGCTGGAAATTCGCAAGATACCGCCAGGAACCACCTGCCGTATCGCTCTATGATGGTGGCCCACACAATCTTCCGCCCCGCCGGGATGTATCCGCGTTCTTTGAGACGGACCCAGCCTATTCTGGCAAGCCTGGCGCTTGTAACATCCACCTCCACCCCGCAAAGCCGGAAGGATCCGCGCCCCTCGCGCTTACGTTTGAATTTTGGGAATCCTGGCTTTTCGCCAGACTTGACTCGCCGAAAAAAACGGACAAACGCCCGCGCTAGATCGGCCAGGGATTCCTGTGGCACCCACTTGCTAACATCGTGAAGCCAACAAAGCTGGTCATTCTTTAACGCCAGAAGTTCACGATGCTGAGCTATGGGGTTTGTGCCCTTGCCTGTCTTCTCGTATTCCTCAATTCGACGAGATAACCCCCAATTCCAGGCGAAGCGAGCAGCGCCCGCCGCTTTAGCCAGCGCCGTGCGCTGCCTGTTGTTGGGGTCTAGTTCGACCCGGAAGTGGCGGTATTCCACCTCAGCCATGAATCCAGGCTTCTCCGTCTGCTCCTGCGCGAACGCCGTGTGTGCCGGGAAGAGTAATGATGGTCTTTCCGTCCACAGTGACGACCTTCTCTGGTTTTTGCGAGTAAGGATGAACCCAAATCCTCCCGGCTTTCTGACTCCCCTTCGGCGGCTCGTAGCTCTCTGCCGGCGCTTTCCCCATGCCGACCAGCACGACCCGGCCGGTGACCTTGTTGTCGCCGGGGCCAAGCCGCAAGATGGTGCGCTTGACGCTCTTGGGGTCGCAGCCGTGGATCTGGCGGTAGAGCTTCAGCCCCTTCTGGAAATCCGCCGTCCGGGCAATGCTGCCCATGTCGGTGCCTGGGTTGGCCTTTGCGCGGGCGCTGGCGATCTTCGCCCACCGGCGCTCCAGGTCACGGACGTGAGCCTGGCGCTTGCGCTCCAGGGCCGCCCTCTCCTTGCGAGCCTGGGCCAGCTGGGACTTGTACGTGGTGGGGTTAGGCATGATGCCGCTCCAGCCTGCCCGCTCGATGTCCTCTGCGGCCTTCGTGTATGTCGCCTTCCGCTGCCTGCGCGACACGGACGCTGCCAGGCTGGCAGCGTGCGCCCTGGCGAACAACCGGTGGTCCCGCCCCTGCCCCAGCAGCCCCTGCTTGTCCGCAAGTTTCGCCCTGGCCCTTTCGGCCAGCTCCATGCGCTTGTGCCACTTGGCGCTGGGGTTGGGCTCATACCCCAGGAACTTTCCGCAGCTCTTCACGTAAAGAAACTGCTTCCCGCGAGCGCGTTTCTTCATCCGCCGGATTTTGGATTCCAGTTCTCCTGGCACCCGGTATTCGCCCGTTTTCCCATTGGGGAAACGAACCTGGACATAAATGCTGGGGTCTCCAGGCTCGCGATACAGCCTCGTAACCGCCGGGGGAGCCGCCCGCTTCTTGGGGACATTCGGCACAACCATGAGCAGGGGGTTACGGCCGGAGCGAATCACGAACCTGTCCCGAGCCGGATTTGTCGCCAGCATTCTCACCTTTGATCCTCCTACGTCCCATGCGTCCACGTCGCCGGGCCACCCCTCGTACTCTATGACGCTGGCAGCCTTGCGCAGAATCCCTGGATCTGCCTTGAACGCGCCGGTCAGGGTGAGCCGCTCAAATCCTCGCGGCACGGTGCGGGTTATGGCAACGGCTCCGCTGCTCCTAATTGCGAGGGCGACCAGCTTGTGCTTGTCGAGATCTCGGGACACCTGCCTCGGCGTGAGCCGGAACCTGGCGGGATATTTGCGGACGTATCCGGCGTGCTCAATGTCCCCGGCGTCAACCAGCGTCCCGGAGGGAAAGAGCCAGTAATGACGAAGCGGGTCCTGCATGGCCATCACGCGCCTCCTATTGCTTGCCTTCGCCCTGGGTATTGATGAGCACGAAGTTCCGCAGCTCCTCGCCGGCCATCGTCCTCATCCGCTTCTTGCCCTCGGGCGGCTGAGCCTCGTAACACCGGGCCACGCGCTTGACCCACTCGCGCCGGGCGAGGAGTAGCTTGGCGATCTGCTCGGACATACCGCGCTCCTACTTGCTGTGCTTGCGGACGAACAGCACGAGCTGCTCGGGGCTCATCCGGCCCATGAGCTTCTTGATGTGGTCCGGCTGCGCCCGGTAGAACTTGAGGACGGCCTTGGCGATCAGGTCGCGCCGGGCGGGGTTCCGGGTTATCTTGCCGGCCGCCACGGCCGCCGCCTCGGCGCTCAGCGCCCCCTGCCAGTACTCGGCCGCGTCCTTATGCTTGGCCTTCAGGTCACCGGCCAGGAGGCGGGAGTAGCGGGCCTGCTCTCGCTTGTGGTAGGCCGCTCCGGGGTTCTTACAGATGCCGGTCTTCGGATCGACGGCGATCCCCGCCGCCTTGGCCGCCGCGATGGCCGCCGCTCTTGACGGGAAGCTGCGCACGCCTCGGATGTCGATGATCTGCTCGCCCCAGGTCATCACCCACCGCTGGTTGACCGGCAGGTACTGGATGCGGAACGGGGGGCTCTTGTGAACGCCGGGGTTCTTTCTCAGCCGCTCCATCTTGCTGCGCTGGCATATGACATACCAGAGGCCGGCGTCGGGGATGCTGATGACCTTGACCAGCCCCTTGTGCCCCCTCCGGGCCTGGATGTTGCGTTGGCGGGCCGCCTCCCGGCGATCCTTGAAGGGACCGGCGAGCACCTTGATGCCTCCGGCCATGCCGGGGTTCCTCCCGGGATTCTTGTCCAGCCCCCGGAACGCCACCTCGTCGAGCACCGGGATGAGCTTGGCGTACAGGGCAGGGCGGGTGATCTTGAGCGTCGGCCGGTCATAACCATACTGGCCGCCGCCGCCCTGCCGCAGCTCCTTGTCCAGCCGGACCCACAGCCGGTAAAGCTGCTTGTCGGTCAGCTTGGTCAGGTCGGGGTTGCGGCGAATAAACACCGCATAGTGTGGGTGTCCCTTGGGCCGCGAGGGCACCTTGCGTGCCTCCGCCTTGCGGTGCTGGCGCTCCGCGACCTTCTGCGCCAGATAGACCGCGTGCTTCTTCGTGAAGAACCATCCAGGGCCGGACCGAACCACATCTGCCCCCATCTGGCTCCACCGACGGCGCTTTCCGGGATTCCGGTCGACCTTCTGCCCCGCCGCGTACTCGTCCAGGCGGCGGGTGATGATCCGTCCGCGATGGACGCCGATCAGGTCGCGCATGTTCATCAGGGCATTGAAGAGGGGCTTGCGGATCAGCGCCTTGCCCTCCAGCCCCTGGGCGTTGAAGCCCTCCTTGCCGGTCAGCGGGGCCGTGGTGTACGGGGAGCGGCCGACCAGGGCCATCGTGTTGAGGCCGCCCTGGGCCAGCTCGCCCAGGGGCACCTCCAGGATGGCCTCGCGGTAGAACCAGGCGTCCTTGGGCCACGGCCCCTTGGGGCGGGCTCCGATCTTGAACCACGGCTCCTCAAGCAGCTGCGCCAGCAGGGGCCGGATGTTGGCGTGGGTGACGATCTCGGGAACCTGGAAACGCGCCATGATGTCCTCCTGTTAACGCCGCTTGGCGTTCTTGTAGGCGTACCCGGCCAGCTCCATGACCGGCTCCTTGGCCAGCCGCTCGGCGTTGGCCGGGGCCTGGGCCGCCAGGAACTTGAGCACGGCCCCGGCGATCACCGGGTCGATCTTCCGCCCGTCGACCACGCCGGCCTGGCCGGACGTGGCGATGGTACGCAGCTCGCAGATGCGCGGGGTGAGCAGATATCCGGGGTTCCCCGCCGGAGGCTTCAGGAACATCTTGTGTCGGGTGCTAATCGTCACCCACCGGGCCGACGCCGGAGCGCCTGCGCGGCCGGGGTGGACCGAGGCGACGTACCCCTCGCGGTTCTTCTTGGCAACATACTTCTCGGCCTCCGCCTTCGACTTCCATCCGAGGACGACCGAGTCGCGGCCCTTGCCGCCGGGGACCAGCGTGCGGCCGGGGTTCCACCGCACCCCGCCCTTACGACGCTCGGCGTCCATGTCCGGCAGGGTCCGGACGATCCACCTCATCTCGGACTTCAGGGCCTTCAGGACCGCCGTGCGGATCGCCGGCTTGTCGGGTATCCCTGCGATCCGAATCTGGTCGGCCACGTGCCGGCCGTGCTTGGCGTCGAGGAACAGGCGCACGGTGTAGGGCTTCCACCCACCCTTGAGCAGCTCCTTGAACGCCACCTCCCAGGCGTATTCGGCCACGGCCTGGCCGTACATCTGAGCCGTGGTGCCGAAGAATCCCCACGCCTCATTGGCGGTCTTGAGGACCAACGGGTCGCCCTTGCGGGCCTTGGCGGGGTTGCGCCCCAGGCGCATTCCGTGCTCCTTCTCCCACCTCTTCCGCCGCGCATCGCTGGCCATTGCGCGGGTGATGTGGTCCTTGGCCCAGGCAATCGCGGCGGCCTTGGAGTCGGCCCCGGACCCACCAGATGAAGCCGCACCGTGGATCGTATTCGTGCGCCGGACGGCCCAGTGCCACGAGGGGTATCGGCCGCCGGAGCTCTCGACCGCGTAAACGTATCCCCGGCCGAACGGCACCCACTTGATGCGCGGGTTGGGCACGACCATGAGCAGGGGGTTGGCCGCCACCTTCATCTCGGTCTTCCTTTCCGCCGCCGTGGCCTTGCGGACCAGCACGGCCTGAACCTCGGTGCCACCCTTGCACTTGCCGCCGACCGTTGGCACGGCCTTCGGGCAGGCGATGATCATCTTGTGCGCCCCGCTGCCGGGGCTGATGACCCGGAAGCTGCCCTTCTGAAACTCCTTCGGGCTGGCGATGCGGACGCGGGCGAACCGGGCCTTCTTCCCGCCGAACTCCGCGCCAGCGCCCGCGAGCTGGTGCGTGCCGGCCTTCATGGCGCGGGCAACGGCCGTCCGGCGGGCCGCCTTGACCTTCGCCGACAACGGCCGCCCCACAAGCGCCCGCATGGCGGGATTGGCGCGGATGCCCAGGAGCTTCTCCGTGCGCTTGATCTTGCCGATCTGCTTCTTGATGCCCCCCAGCGCCCGGCTCCACAGCATATCCCGGCCGGCGGCCGTCTTGGCCCGCAGGGTCTTGCCCATCGTGTCGGCCAGCTTGAGCCTGGAACGCTCAAGCTCTTTCACGCGGGCCAGGTATGCCCGCAGCTGCTTCCTCGATGCGCGAACCAGCACGCCCTTGCGCGTCACCATCTTGGGGTTCAGTCCCAGCATTGCCATCCCCGCTTTCGTTGCCAGGGCCTTGGTGGCTACTCCGGCCCCCGCGCTGGCGGCCCCCTTGAGCAGCGCCAGGCCGGTGCCCACCACCAGGGCCTTTTTCGTCGAGTCGTCCTTCTTCCGCTTCCCGCCGGGGTTCAGGCCGAGCAGGCCCATCCCCGCCTGGGTCGCGACCGCCTTGGCGGCAAAGGCCGCCACGTCACGCAGTGAGGCCATGCCCTACTCCCGGCGCTTGGGGATGGCCGACATGATCTGCGGCAGGGCCATCAGGCCGATGAGCGCGACGCCGCCGATGGCCAGCCACTTGAAGTCGATCCCCAGGATGCCGCCGCCGGCCGACTTGGCCGTCTCTGCGGCCTGCTTCGCGGCCACCTGGGACTTGTCCCCGGCGGCCTTGACCGCAGCCTCGGCCTCGTCGGCGCTCTGCAGCTTCAGGGCCGCCCCCTGGTCGGCGGTCATCTTCCCGGCGGTCACCGCAGCGTCGACGGCCGCGTCAGCGGCGGCCTTCTTCTGCTGGGCGGCCAGCACCTCGGCCTGCCGCTGAGCCTCGGCCATCTCGGCGAGCTTGTCGGCCACGGCGGTCTTGCGGGCCGAGACATAGGCCCAGCAGATCGAGGCGATGCCGATGGCCACGCCGGCCACCACCACGGCCACGGCGGCGATGGCTCCCAGGCCGGTGCGCCCGGTCTCGTCGGTCGCGCCGGGCACCCACTTGGTGAGGTTGGCGATGGAGCTGTCGATGCCTTTCGCCTCGGCCTGCACCAGGGCGAAGCGGTCGGCCGTCAGCGTGCCCTGGGCGATGGCCAGGGCGTCGTTCGTGGCCTGGACGTCGTTGCGGATGTTGCCCAGGATCTCGTTGAGCTTCTCCAGCGCCTTGGCCCCGGAGACGTACTCCATCGTGGTTCCGATGGCGTCCCACAGGGCGACGTTGGCGGCGGCAGTCTTGGCGTCCTCCAGAACCTGCTTCTTGACCTGCTCGCGGACCGACTGCCGGAGCCCCCACAACCCGGTGTCCTGCATCATCTTGTAGTAGGAAACCTTAGCGAACGCGTCCTGCTTGATGGCGTCGGTGATCGCCGGGGTGGCCAGGATGCCATTGTCGGCCCCGGTGGTCATCCACGAGTACTCGGCGTCGGTGATCGCCCCGCTGGAGCGCAGGCCCTTGGCGACGTCGACGATCTGGTTGCGGATGGCCGTCCGGAGGGCGTCGTCGCCGACGTCGCCGAACGCCTCAACCTGCCAGGTGTAGCCGCTGAGCTTGCCGATGTTCAGCGACACCTGGGCGTCGTAGTTGTAGGCTTCCAGGCCCATGCACCTGCGGCCGTAAACCCGGCCTCGGTAAAAGAACACGGCTCACCGCCCCTTCTGCATGGAGCGGATGACGAACAGCCCGGCGACCACCGCCGCGCCGACGCCCAGGACGATCATGCCATAGGGGGTCTTGGCGGTCTGCACCACGGCCGCCGGCAGGGCCTTGATCGTCTCCTTGGCCACCGACACCTGCTGCTTGGCCTTGGCCTTCTTGGCCTCCTCGGCCAGGCGCTTGAGGGCGGTATCCAGCACCGTCTTGTAGGTGCCGGCGGCGGCGGCGAAGGGCACGCCGTTGGTGGTCACGGTCGAGGGGTCGGCCTTCATGGCGCTGTAGTACTTCTCGACGTCGGCCCGCAGCGCCGTGTACGGGGCAATCGTCGCCTGGAAGACGCCGGGGTTCTGCTGCATGAGGCTGGTCTCGCGGTTCTTCAGCCCGGCCATCGTTGCCTCGATGGGAGCCATCGCGATGGAGGCCAGGGCGGTGAGAGGCGAGGACGCGCCCACGGCAGTGATCGTCGCGGGGTCCGTGGTCGGCACGCTGACCTCCAGGCCCAGGCCGGCCAGGTTGGCGTTGGCCAGCCGGCGCGTCCGGGTGGCGAACATCCCATCACCAAAGAACCCCTGGCGCGTGGGCCGCACGTGCATCTTGCTCTCGGGGATGACCGACGGGTCCAGCGGCTCGTCGCTGCGCTGGACGTAACGCCGGCCGCCGCCGGGCTTGAAGGGCAGCCCCAGCTTCTCGGCCTGGATCAGCTGCTTCGGCCGGACCTGCGCGTCGATCCGCACCGGCAGGTTGGTGGACCCCTCCTTGACCGGCTCGGTGTTCGCCGGCATCCCGGCGTTGGGGTCCATCGGGTACTCGTCCTCCCGCAGGAAGGACACCGGCGTGCCGCCCTCGGGGATGGTCGGCCGGGGCCACTCGCCACGCGGGGTGGAGACGAAGTCCGACTCGGGGCCGCGTCCCGCGTCCAGCGGGTTGAAGGTTCCGCCCTCCCCGTAGAAGTCGGGCTTGATGCGGATCTGCGGCTTGGTCCGAACGGCGTGGACCGGCATCAGGTCGAAACGATTGTCGTCGCCAGGCATCTCAAATCCTCCAAGACCTCTTCTCCCAAAACCGCTCGGGCTCCCAGCCCAGGCGGCTGCGGGCAACCGTGCTGTCGCAGCCCACCCACTCGCCGTCGATAAGCAGGCGAGGGTACACGTGGCTGAAATCGGCCGGTCGGCGGGGATCGGCCTTGATCGTTGCAAACTCGGCGGGGATGCCCAGGACCATACCGATGGCGGCGATCAGGGTGGAATGGTCGTCGCAGTTGGAGAGAATCGCCCCGTCCTCAGCAACGAAGTTGTGCGTTCCTGCCACCGAAATGTCACAAACCTCTGCCTCGCCAACGTCGTCTATTTTCTTGATGGTTATGTTCTCAACCCCCGGCTGGCGCTCCAGGTGGCAGCGCCTGTTCTCCAGATCCTTGCAGGCGATTCTCCACATTGGGCGCTGGATGCGCCCTGCGCCCCTGGGGTTCCGCTGATACCAAGGAGAAACCGGCCGCCCCAGGATCATGTGCATGACGATCAACTGGTGGGCCAGCCTGTCCGAGTTGGTGTTGTATATCTTGGAGGCCCGCTCATGCCAAATGCCTCCCGGCTTGGGGATGTAGGCATCCCCCAGGCCGTAGGCCAAAAGCAGAACCTCCATTGCGTCTCGCGACAGGGACAGGTATTCGTCGGGAAAATGCTTGACCCACGAGGTTCTTCCGAACATTTCATGGAGGCGCTTTGTGAGCCAGCTCGCCTTAAGGTAAACTAGGCGAACCCCATCCTTGCGAAGACGCAGGCGATATGGGATGCCGAGCTGGTCAAGGCAACGGCAGGTGTAGTCTATCAGCGTCTCGTTCTTGTTGGCGATCTCGGCCCTAAACGGTTCGCCGGAGAACCCCTCTGCCGTGTATAGCCCCTCAATGAAGAGTTGCGCGGCCGAAATACCCGGCGTGCCATTAAGGCTTGGGAGCCGGTGGGCGCACATTACGCCGCGCATGTACGGCCTGGAGAAACCGGCAATGCCTGCAAGCGGCTCGCGGTGCGGGGTGAAGCGCGAGCTCTTCAGGGTCCAGATCTTGTGGTCGGGCGTACAGAAGAAGCTCTGCCCCGAACGCAGGCGTACCCGCTGGACGGGCTTCTTCCCCTTGTCTATCCACTGCGTCACCGGGCTAAACACCCACTGCCGCCCATCCATCGCGTAAGACAGGGCCTCGTAATCGGAGAAGTTCTCCCGAATGTCCCCGACCGCCTTTACCGCATATTGGCCGCTCGCCTTATCCCGAAGGATGATCTTCTGGCTCAGTGGGATGCAATCGCCAGCCTTGCGCTGAATCGTCCGCAGCGGGGCCTGTACCAGCTCCATGCCCTGCGGCACGCCGTCCTCGTCGGCGGCGGTCACCGGGTCGGGCACGTATTCGATGTGCTTCTTGACCCACTCCAGGATGCGCTCGCCCTGGCCCCGGAAGTTGCGGGGCATGCCGAAGGCGAACGGGGTGGCGATGCGAATGAACCCCCAGCTCTTGGCGGCTGCGACCGCCAACTCCCTCATGTGCTGGATGGTTCTCTCAGTTCCCCGCCACCCGGAGGGGATGTACTCGTAGAGGGGCATGCCCTTCTCCTCTTTTCTGCCACGTCTCGTGACGGGGCTCGACCTTGACCTGGGCCTCGTCGATTCGCAGCACGGAGATTGCCTTGCACTTCACGCAGCGGAACGAGATTACGATTCGCGTCCCACCGTACAGCCTGGCGAGGTGCGCATTGCACTTGGGGCAGTTGAGGTCGAGGTATGGCAGGCCATCGGTCGGTCCTCGCGCCACGCCGAACCCCCTAGAAAATAGCCCCGCCGGACGCGCACTTCGCGCTCGACGGGGCTATGTAGCCGCCCCTTCCAGGATGTCGGTCAGACCTTACCGATAGTCCATCGCCTTGTCCAGCCCAATTCCGGGGCTACCGGACCCGGCGGAACTCGGCGTCCACGACGTTGCCGTCGCCCCCGCCCGCCTCGTCTCCGCTGCCATCGTCCCCGCCGGCATCGCCATCGCCGTCGTCATCGTCGGACGTCGCGCCGGCCTTGGCCAGCTCCTCCTCGGCCATCAGGCGGATTGTCGCCTCGGTCCAGCAGGTGAGGAAGTCCCGAATGTCGGGCTTCTTCCGCAGCTCGCCGGTGTCCTCGTCGCCGAACTTGTTAAAGATCTGCTCGGCGAAGTAGCGGTTGATGACGGTCAGCTCCTGCAGCGTGCTGGCGAGACCATCGAGAATGGCGGCCTTGTCCTCCTCCGGCACGTCGCCGAAGAAGCGGGCCAGGGCCTGCTCGCCGAACTTGGCGGCCAGGCCGCCGATCACATCGGCACCGGGCCGTGGGGTTGGATTCTCAGGCATTGGCGGATGCTCCTTCCGGCTGAGCCGGGGTCGTGGCGGCCGGGGCCGCCGGTTCGGGTTTCGCGGCCTTCTTGGCCTTCGGCTTGGCCGGCGCGGCGGGCGGTTCCTTCGCCCCCTGGGCCTTGGGCGCGTCCGTGGGGGCCGCAGCTGGGGCATCCGCCGGGGCCGCAGGCGCGGCCGGTGCCGGTGCCGGCGTCGGGGCCGGCTTGGCGGCGGCCAAGCGCCGTCCATAGGCCGCCTTGATGGCCGTGACCTGGTTCAGGGTCCACTGCTGGGCCTCGGCGTCCAGGAGCTTCGCCCCGACCGCGCCGATCTGGTCGGTGGGCACGTAGGGGGAGACCATCGAGATGATCTCGGTGATCTTCTCGGCCTTGCCGATGCCGGCCATGAAGGACGGCGGCCCGGCGAGGACCATCTCCGTGAACTTCGACTGCGCCGGACGGGTGTCGAGCTCGGCGCTGAGCTGCGCCCATACCGAGCGGATGAACTTGGACGTGTCCGGCGCGGCGGGCGGTGGCGCAGCCGGGGCCGCGCCGGGCTTGCCGGCGGAGACACGCGCCAGCACCCGGTCGGCGATGCGCTTGGCAGCCGACTCGACCGCCTCCTGCGACATCGCGTCGGGCTTCTGCTGCGCGGCGGCCTGCTCGGGCGTGGGCAGGGTCGGCGACATGGCATTCGTGGCCAGCTTGCCGGCGATGATCTGCGTCAGCATGTTCCCCGCCTTGTTGGCCCAGCCCAGGTCGGGATCGCCGTCACCGCCGCCGCCGCCGAGCTGCTTGGCGAACTCCATCCCCTGCTTCATCAGCTCCATCTGCTTGTCGGCCGTCAGCATGGCCATTTCCTGCTTGGCCCCGGCCGCCTCCAGCAGCAGCTCGGTCTCGCGGGAACGGGCCGAAACCTGCGACTCGACCAGGGCGCGGTTGTTGGCCTGGCTCATCTCCATGAGCTTGAGGACGTTCGAGAATTGCTCCTTGCTGGACTCGTTGGCCGACTTGATCTGGTCGGCCACGTTGGCCACGACGATCTTCAGCCCCTCCATCATGGCCGTCGTCGACTGCTGCATGGCCTGGATGATGGCCGCGTTGCCGCCGTCGTTGCCTCGGGAGCTGCGGAGCTCGGCGATGAGCGTCTCGAACCGCCGGTTGCTGTCCTCGCGGATGTCCCGGATCTCGTGCTTGATCGAGAGGCGCTCCTCCTGATCCTGCAGCAGCCGTTGCACCTCGTCTTCGCTGAGGCCGGTCTCCATCGGCAGCATGGGCTCGGCCGCCGGGGCGGGGTCCTCCTCCTTCGCCACCTCCTTGGCGGCCTGCAGGCGCAGGCGGCGGGTCTGCAGCAAGCGCGTCATTCGCTCCTCCCGGATTCGCTCCTTCTCGATGTCGTCGAGCGGCTCGGTGCCGTCGACCTCGTGGTCCCCCATCGTCAGCTCGGGGTCGAACTTCGGCGGCTCGTCGATGTTCACGTTGATCGCCCGCAGTGGCTTGGCGTCGTGCTTCACGACGAACACGTATTCCTCGCCGCCCTGCTCGGCCTCCAGCCGGGTCTTGACCACCTCGACGTCGAAGGGCCAGTTGCAGCAGTAGCCGCGAAGCACGCCGAGCTTGACCTTCTTGCGCTTGTAGACGGCCGGGGCGCGACGCTCGACGGTCAGCGTGCATTTGTAGGGGTCGATGGCGTTCTTCACCAGCCAGATGATCGGGCGGCCGGTGACGGCGGAGAGGGCGCGGTAGTCCTCGATGGGAGCCAGCAGCTTATCCGACGGGGACATCTGCCTCTTGAGCTCCTCCAGCTCGGACGGATCGACCATCTCGATCCCGTCGCTGTCGACCGCCACGCCGGTGCCGTTGCCGTCCGGGGATCCGGGGTCGGCGACGGGCTCGGAGATGCGGATGTGCCGGCGGGGGCGACCACGCTTGGCGGGGCGTTGCGCGGCGGCCCGCTCCAGGGAGTCCTGCAGTTCAGGGCTATCGTCTGGCACTTGATGCTCCTTCTGGAATGCCCCGCCGCCCAATGCGGCGGGGACTCGTGACTCGCGGCCCGACGGGGGCGGCGAGGGCGGAGATTGCTCGGTCTACATAAGGCACCCCCTGCGCCAGGGGGCGCGGTTTGACGGGCATTTGCTCATCGGGCCTATGGTACGCACGCACGCAGCTTAGGTCGGCCCCAGGGCGTTGTCCAGCCTGAAAACCCGGAATTCGGGGCACATCTTTGGCTTCGTGTAGCGTTGAGGCCGATTTTCGGGCTTATTTCGGCCAAAGATGCGAGAAAATGTCGCCTCATAAGTGCCAAAATTGGGCGAGATGTCGCCTAAAATTTGGTTTTTTCTTGCTTCGTGTAGCGTTTTGGGGTATGCTCCGGGTGGCCGCAGGGTGGGCCGGGGTGCCCCGGCAACCTGCGGCGGGACAAACGGCACAGCCGATAGTTGAGCGGCGGCCGAAGGAGGCTGGGAACATGGAACTCAAGGTGATCGCAGAGGGAACCATTGGCTTCATCGAGGAAGAACGCCTATCGGATGGATCGCTGGCCCACAACGTAGTCCTCAAGAGCGACGACGACGCGCCGGTGGCCAGGATGGCCTGCCGCAGCCTGGAGGCGGCGATAGCCCTCCACAAGGAGATCGAGAAGGTCGTGTGGGTGCAGCCGGCCTGCTCGTGCCCGGCACGTCCGACCAACGACGCGTCCGGCTGCCCAGGCGGTAAGCCCGCCCCCGGCCCCTGGAGCCTCCGGAGCGATGGGCACCCCGACCTGCCCGGCAGCCTGTGGATCGACGCGCCCTGCGCCGACAAACCGGCCATCGCGTTCGGCCAGGCCAACGGGCGGCTGATCGCCGCCGCGCCAGAGGCGCTGGAGTTGGCCAGACGCGTGGCCGCACACCTGCGCAATGGATGCCCGGCCGAAGGCGATCCGACCCGGTATATGCGGGCCGACGAGGTCTCGCTGTACCAGGCAGCCAGGAACATCATCTCCAAGGCCAACGGATAGCTGGCCTCCCAACCCCGCCGGGGCGGCCGGGGCGTACCCGGCTGCCCGGAGCGCGGGGCGGAGGCGGCAAGAAGGAGGACGCATCATGAAGGCTGGCAAGAACCTGCAGGAACTGGCGACCGAGGTGAAGCGGCAGAAGGAGACCAAGCGCGACTTCGTCGGGCCGACCACGGCGATGGGCATGTTCGTCGACGGCGGCAACCCGGCCAACCGGGTCGCCCGGCTGCGGGTGGGCCGCAACGGCGACGCGGCCAGCTTCGACATCAACGACCTGGCCCACGAGCAGATCGGCGACCGCCTGGAGATCCCCCGCCGCTACTACGAGCGGATGCTCCAGAGCCAGCCGGATCTGCTGGCCGACAACGTCAACACCTGGCTCCGGGCCAAGCCCGAGAAACGCCTGGTCCGCACCCTCGACAACCGCGTGCGGGCCTTCCTCAGCGACCGCTACCGCCCGCTCGACAACTTCGACCTGGCCGAGGCGGTCCTGCCCGACCTGCTCGGCACCCCCGGCCTCCGGGTGGAGAGCGCGGAGGTCACCGACCGGCGCTTCTACCTCAAGGTGGTCAACGAGCGCGTCCAGGGCGAGGTGAAGAAGGGCGACGTCGTCCAGGCCGGGCTGGTCATCAGCAACAGCGAGGTCGGGGCCGGCTCCCTGGCCATCCAGCCGCTGGTCTTCCGCCTGGTCTGCCTCAACGGCGCGATCATGAACGACGGCGCTCTCCGGAAGTACCACGCCGGCAAGGCGATGGGCGGCGGGCGCGACGGGGCCGACGAGATGCTGCCCTGGGAGCGGCTGTCCGACGAGGCCCGCAAGGCGACCGACGCCGCCCTCTGGCTGCAAGTCCGCGACCTGGCCAAGGCCGCGTTGGACGAGGCCATCTTCTCCCAGGCGCTGACCAAGATGCAGGCGGCGGCCGGGGAAAAGCTGGTCGCCGGCCCCACCGAGGTCGTGGAGGTGCTGGACAAGCGGTTCAGCCTGCGCGAGGGGGAGAAGAAGGGCATCCTGGCCGCCCTCATCGAGGGCGCGGACCTGAGCCGCTGGGGCGTGGCCAACGCCATCACGGCGGCCTCGCAGAAGGTCGAGAACTACGACCGCGCCACCGACATGGAGCGCCTGGGCGGGACCATCCTGGAGCTGCCACCGACCAGCTGGAAACTGATCTCGGAGGCCAAGAACTAAGGCTGTGCGGGCAGGCGGGGAGGCGGGCAATACGGCCCGCCCCCATAGAGGAAAGGAGCGATCACATGAGCCAACCCGCACGATACACTTCCGAGCATGCTGCGTGGCTTCTGTCCACCGTCGGCGATCTTGCAACACCCGACACCACGATCCGTGACGTGCTTCGGATCGTTCTCCCCGACTGGCACAAGCTGACAGGGCATACATGCACGGCCGAGTCCCTGGAGGTGGTCTACCACAAGTTCAAGCGGCGGCTGCGGCCGGCGGCTACCGCCCCCGCCGTCGAGCCCCACGCTCCCGGCGAGTACAAGGCCCCGATCCTGCCGCCGGACCACGTGGTCATCGCCATCAAGAAGGCCGGCGGGGAGCCGCTGATCTTCTCGACCTACCGCGAGGCCCTCGCCACCGTCAACGGCAACGCCGGGGAGTTCCGGTTCTTCGCCGCCCGCGAGCTGCGGGCCAGCTACCGCACGATCCTGGCGCTGGAGTAGGAGGACACAGATGAGCGTCTCAAAGAAAAAGCTGTCCGCAAGCGCGGCCGGGGCAGCCCCGACCGGCCCGAAGTACCCCCACGTCAAGGTGCGGCTGGTGGGCAAGGACGGGAACGCCTTTTTTATCCTGGCCCGCGTCAGGAAGGCAATGGAACAGGCCAAGGTGCCCGACGAGGAGTGGCAGGCGTTCCGGAAGGAGGCCACCAGCGGGGACTACTACCACCTGCTGGCCACGGTCATGAAGTGGGTGGACGCCTCGTGAAGCGCTCCTGCGCCTGGTGCGGCAAGGAGCTGCCGCCCAACGACCTGCCGCCGGCACCGGAGCTGCCTCCCGACACGGTCAGCCACGGCATGTGCGACCAGTGCAAGGAGCAGATGGAGGCGCAACGCCGGCCCGAGGAGGGGGAGAATGACGCTCGGTAGCAGCCAGAAGGCCAAGCTTGGAAAGTACTGCGACCCCCAGGGGCTCTTCGGCGTGGCCCTGGCCCGCAAGCGCCTGCGGGCCAGGCTGTCGCAGAAAGAACTGGGAGTCATCTTCGGCGTCCACCGGGTGACGGTCGCCAGGTGGGAGACTGGGGTCATGATCCCGAGGCCGAAGGACATCCGCCGGAAGGACGCCATGTGGCTCCTCGACAAGCTCGCCGGGGCCAGCGACTTCGAACGGCGGAAGATACTGATCGAGAAGGGGATCGTGTAGCCATGCCTGACAGCATACAGCCCGTCGGCGGTGACCCCCAGCGCATCGAGAACGAGCGCCCCCGCGTGAAGATGGGCGACTGGTATTGGGCCGACATCGAAGAACACGACCACAATTACAATAACCTGCCGTCCCGCAAGCGCCTGGTCTGCGTGGTCAGGGTCGGATCCAACTACGTCAAGCTCGCCCGGCCCAGCGGCTACAACTGGCGGCACGCTCTGGCCGAGTTCCCCGGCGACCTGGTCCACGAGCCGAACCCGACCAAGTTCCTGCGGGAGGAGGTCGACGAGGCCCAGGCGAACGTCCTGTCGGTGACCAAGAAGATCGAGGCACTGTGCCTGCGCCTGGGGCTTACGCCCCGCGAGGCCCTGCCCGAGAAGGCGGCGTCGGATATCGGCACGGCCATCGTCAAGGCCACCGGCAAGGACGACGTCAAGGCGTATAAACGGGCGCTGGTCCGGGCGAAGGAGAAGCAGCTGCCGGAGCTATTCAAGGAGCTCAAGCACCACAACGAGAAGCTGGCCACCGCAATGAAGGCCGAGCTTCTGCCGCTGGAGGGGTATGCCAAGGCCCTGGAAAAGCGCATGGGCCTGATCGAGGACCGGATCTTCCACGTCGAGCTCTATGGCGGGCTGTGCGAGACGGTGGTGCAGGTGGCCGAGGGCACCCCCGCCGGGATGGGCGAGAGGCTCCGGGTGCTGCAGCGCCGGTTGTACATGGACGAGGAGTGCCTCCTGGACTACGATGCTGGAGGAATGGACTTCACCCGCGTTCGGGACTTCGACAAGTGGGTGGCCCGGCCGCACAACCGCGACCGGCTTCTCCCCTTCCCCCGTTGCGTGGCGGCCTTCCGCGTTCGCCGAAACCCCAAGAGCTACGGTCCGCTGGACAGCTTCATCAAGTTCTCGTGGGATGACGCCAACAACTCCACCTATCTGTACCTCCGCAACGGCGACAACCTCTACCGGCTGTCGACCGACCTGGATTTCGGATCCCGGCTGTTTCCGGGCAAGGCCGAGTTCGACTTCACCCAGCCCGTCTATGCCAAGATGTTCTGCGAATCCATCGACCGCATATACACCGAGGGCGAGGTCGTGCAGATGCGTTCGCGGCGAGCGGAGGCGCGGAAACGGCTCGACGCGTGGAGGGCGGCCCATCCCAAGAAAGATCCCCGGTTTGACGCGCCGTGGGTGGAGAGCAAGGAGTGGGAGCAGCTTTTGTGGTACGACGACGACCCGGACCGGCTCCGTCGGTTCTCTCCGGACGACGTGTACTACGACGACATCAAGCGCCACTTCGACAGCCAGATCAAGGCTTACAACCGCATCACGGTCGTGCTCCAGGGGCTGCTGGACCGGAGCCCGGTGTTCCAGCCCCACCCGCCGGTGAAGCTGTGGAAGGACCGCGATTTCGAGTTCATCGAGCTGGTCTACGACGACGACCGGGCGCTATACGCCGGCCCCAAGCCCGACTTTGCGGCGTACCAGGCCCGCCTCAACGCCAGCATCGCGGTCGGCACGATGGTGGTGGGGCAGCGGGCCTACTGGAACGTCGCAACCACCCACCCCGATAAGCGCCAGGCGGGGCAGGACGACATCCCCCATCTCCGGGCGAGCTATCAGAACAAAGGCCCGGCCAAGGTGGCCGGGGTTGCCCGCCGCCACCGCGCATCGTGCGACTTCGTTTGGGAGCGCGAGCGGGCCTGGAGCCGCTACTGGCGGGCCAAAGAAGGCCCCGTCAAGTCGTGGCTCAAGCGCGTGCCGCTGTCGTGGCTGCTCAACGTCGACGCCTATACGCCGGGGGACTTCAAGCAGTTCTTCGCCGACCCCCGGACCCGCAAGGAGTACATGCAATGGGCCGGTCTGATGCTGGAGGCCGAGCGGCACAAGGCCGGGGGAAAGGACGAGGAGGACTGATTTTTATAAGAATTACCTTGACTCGCGCACGGCCAGGGGTAAGGTGGTGGGGGCTACAGGAGTGGACGCGATGACCCGCGAACAAGAAATCCTGGGATTCAAGATCGAACACGATGACGCCGCAACCGCCCTCCGGGGCAACGGGATCATCATGTGTACCTGCATCGGCGTCGCCCCGATGGGCAGCATCTGGCTGCGTCGCCGGGGCGCGACCTGGGAGGCCCGCCAGCACGTCGCCATCATGGGCGGGTGCCCGGAGGACGACGAGTGCGAGGGCCGCAGCCCGTTCGCCGATAACTTCACCGCCAACCTCGCCAGGGGCGTGGGGCTTACCAAGGAGGCGGCCATCAAGGCGTTGGTGGCCGACCGCAAGAAGATGGCCGACTCGCTGTTCGGCGAGTAGGCAGGCAAGAATGGAGGATTGATGACAATGCCCATCAAAGGCTTGAGCGAGAAACGCCGCATCCCCCGCATCTCCAAGATCCACCTTGGCATCAAGGTGTCGACCAAGGACGGCGAGAAGCAGTACCCCAAGGCGGTGGACTTCTTCGTGCTACCCATGCGGGAGAACTCCGGCGACGCCTTCCTGGCCCAGGCGGTCCGCTACCGGCAAGCCGAGGCCGCGCAGGTCAGCCTCACGCCGGTCGACCGGGCGGCCCTTGAGGCCACGATGAACGACGCCCGCCTGAAGATGGAGGCGCTGTTCACCCCGGAGGGGCGTCAGATCAGCGCCGTCTACGGGCCGCTGCCCCGCGAGCTCGACGTGCTATTCCCCAGCGACAAGCCCGAGGAATGCTTCCCGCAGAGCTACAAGTCCTATAACCGGGGCACCGGCCTGTTCTGCAAGGGCGACGGCGTCAAGGCCATGCGGGTGGGCGAAAACGGCGCGATGACCGAGATCGACTGCGCCGGCCCCGAGTGCCCCATCTACAAGGACAAGAAGTGCTCCGAGATGGCCAACCTCATGGTCATGATCCCCCGCGTCAGCATCGGCGGCTGCTGGCAGATCGACACCGGCTCGGTCAACTCCATCATCGACGTAAACTCCGGCATGGACCAGGTCAAGGCCCACGTCGGCCGGCTGGCGATGGTCCCCTGCAAGCTCCGCGTGGTGCGCCGGCAGGTGACCGCCGAGGGCAAGAAGAAGAGCATCTTCACGCTCCAGGTCGGCATCAGCTCCTGGGAGGACTGCCGCAACTTCGCCCGCGAGCTGACCGCCCTGCGCCGGGAGTTCCGCGAGGGCCTGGCCCTGCCGGCCCCGGAGCAGAGCAAGTTCGAGGAAACCCACCTCATCGCCGCCGACGTCCAGGGCGACGAGCCGACGGTGGTCCTGCCCAGCGGCGAGCGGGTCAAGCCGGCAACCGGCGAGATCGTCGAGGCCGAGTTCGATCCGGTTGCGCCGGCCGAGGGCGAGAGGACGGCCGACGACCTGCTGGCCGAGGCGGTCGCCGGAGGGGAGGAGGACCGGTTCAACGACCTGGCCGGGGGGCACGGCGGGACGTTGTCGCCCGAGACCCCGGCCGCCAGGCCAGCCAAGAAGCCCAAGGCCGACCTGTGGCACCACGCCGGCCAGCCAGCCCCAACGGCGGCCCCCGACGCCCCGCAGAAGGCCGCCAGGGCGAAGAAGGGGGCCGGCAAGGCCCCGGCGGCCCCGGCCCCCGAAAAGCCGGCCACGGCGGCCCCTGTGGCCCCACAGGAGGCCCCAAAACCACCGTCAGGGCCGGCGTCCGGGGTGGATTTCTGAGGGAGCCATGACGCCAATCGAGGAACGAGCCGTGAAGGCGCTGCGGACCGATGGGCCGATGCGTGCCAGCGACCTGGGCCAGATACTATGGGGCTCCAGGCGCAACTCCGGCGGCGGCTCTCACGCGCACAACCGGTTCTGTCGGCCGGCGGGGCGGCTCCTAAAGCGCCTGGAGCGCCAAGGGCTGGTGCTAGGATACCCCACAGCGCATTGCTGGCTTTGGGCTTCGCTGAAATAAGAGACGCGAATGATGACCGACGACAAGATCGATCAGCTCCGGGCCGCTTCCGAGGCCCGCGAGATGAGGGACCGCCAACGCAGAGCGCGGCAAGAGTTCCTGGGCGACCTGCATCGGGAGGTTCACCTGTTCCGTTATCGGCGCTTGGCGCGGTTCCCCGAGGTTCCGTTGCCGACACTGCCGGGGACTAGGGTGGCGGCGGCTATTTCGGTGGCCCGAAGGAACCGACGCGGAACCGGGCGCGGATCCGAAGGCGGAGGACATTGGCGGCTCAGCGAGCCCTGCGTTAGTTACGGGCGCTGGCCGGGGGCAGACGGATTTTTTGCCTGAGTCGAGAGGGCGTGGGACCGGATGAACGAGGAGCGCTGCCGATGACCAGAGATGAATTCCAGACCGAGGTGGAGGAATTCCTCGGCATATACCCCGACTTCGGGCTGACGGCCAAGGAGGGCTGGACGGTCGAGGAGGATGACGAGCTCGACGAGGGCTTCTGGCGGGCGACCGTTACCCTGACCATCGGCAGCCCCGACGAGGAGGAGTTCGTCATCGTCATTCGGCAGAACCCCGACGACAAGGACCGGCCGGCCATCGAGGCCGGCGAGGATTCCTACCTGTCGCTCGATGGCGACGGGCTATACGCCTGGCTGTGGGTCGAGACGTTGATGCGGTTGCGGAGGCTGAAGGAGGCCAAGCATGGCACCTGAGATTCGGGCATTCCTGGTCAGCCCCGGCCGGGGCGGGGCCGACTTCACCTGCTACCCCTTCAAGGCCGACGACGCGGCCGGGATGGAATCGGCCGGCGAAAGAGCAAAGGAACACATCGCCGAGGCGGCTGAAAACCTGGAGCTTGGTGAAGAGGCGACCATCGAGATCCGCGTGGTGGAGCCAGACGAGTGCTCCGAATGTCGAAGCGATGACGACGAATGCGAGTGCCGGCAAAGCTCCGCCAACCCCGACTTCCGCCCGGCGTGGGAGGCGGAAGGAGAGGGGCGACCGTGCTCCACGGAGGAGGCCAAGGGACAATGAGCCTGGACAGCATAGACACCGCCTATCGCCGGGTGAAGCAGGCGAACGAGCGCCTGGCCCTGGAGGTAGCGACCAGCTTCCCGGTCGGCAGCCGAACCACCTGGGAGAAGCAATACGGGGTCATCTGCGGAGGCGAGGTGCTGGACATATCCGGCGACTGCCTCAAGGTCCGCAACGACCGCACCGGCAAGGAGTACTGGATCGGGGCGTACGACATCCTGAAGGCCCACGGCAAAGTCTAGGAGGGAAAAGTCAATGGCAACCGAACTGACCGCTGAACAGGCCGAAATGCTGCTGCCCGGTCGCAAGATGCACGTCATCGAGGAGATAGGCATAGCCCGCAGGTCCAGCGAATGGGCTCCGGCCGAGGTGCGGGATCTCCTCCTCCTTAAGGCCGAGAAGATCGAGCGACGATCCGGTATTGACGAGCCCTATGGCCACGAGCTGGCCATCCTGGTCATGGGCAAGTGGTTTTTCGTGGCAATTTAGATGGCGTCGAAAGACGCGAAGGAGAACGACGATGTGCGCAAAGATGTCCGCTGCCGCCCGCGAACTAATGTATGGGGCTCCCCCGCCGCCCCCGTCTCCTCGGCCCGCGACGGAAACGTACACGATCTCCAATTGCGGAATCGGATGGCGGCAAAGCCGGTGCTGCGCTGAATGCAAGCACCTGTGGACCGGAGACAAAGACTGCTCGCCTGCAAATCCCGAATGCTGGCACCCATCGGTCAAGCGAATGCAGCCGTATCCCCACGGCCCGGTCGTCAACGAAAAGCACGAGGTCGAAGATGGGTGCTGCGGCAAGTTCAAGGAGCGGGCGTGAAGGCACGAACTTACAGCCAGAGCTTGTGCAAGGCCGCCGGCTGCCCCAAGCTCTTCTTGCACCGCCTGGACGCCCCGCGCACCGGCAGCCAGTCGCTCCTGGCCTCCCTGGGTACGGGCCTGCACAAGTTCGGCCAGCTCTACCAGGACCACTGCCTCAAGCTGGGCGTGCAGACCGACGTGGCCTGCGCCCGCAACCTCGCCGCCCAATGCCTGGCCGACAGCGGCCTCGACAGCGGCCACTTCGACGACCTGCTATGGCTGGCCGAGCGCTTCGCCGAGCAGGAGGTGGTCGACCCGGCCAAGCGCACGATCTTTGAGGAGAGGATGGATGCCGGGCGTTTCTACGGCACGCCGGACAAGGTGGTCATCCTGGACACGGATCCCGCCACGCGGTATCCGACCGCCATCGAGATCTGCGATTACAAGAGCGGTTGGAAAGTTCCGAGCCACGACGAATGCCGCAAGGACATCCAGCTCCAGATGTACGCCGGACTGTGGCGGGCCGCCGCCCCCAGCATCCAGACGTTCGTCTGCCGCTACATCTACCTGCGCTCGGGCCGCGAGCGCAAGTTCGCCCTGACCGCCGAGCAGGTCCGGGCCTTCATGACCGACATGGAGGCCCTGGCCTATAAGCTCGACGAGATCAAGAAGCCCGAGCCGCACCCCGGCCCGCTCTGCGACTATTGCGAGATCGCCACCACCTGCTCGATGGTGGTCGATGGCCGGGTGCGGGCGCTGATGTCCCCGGATCAGGCCGTCAAGGCCGCCGAGTTCCTGTGCGCGTTGCGCGGGGCGCAGCGCGAGCTTGAGGCGCGGCTGCGGCCCTGGGTTGAGCAGAACGGCCCCATCCGCCTGGCCGGCGGGGCAACACTCGGGTTCCACCCGACCCGCAAGAACGAGTTTCGGACGCTGGAGGTCATGTCCTGGCTGGCCCGCAAGACCAAGCTCAAGGCCGCCGACATCATGCAGTGCTTCCGCATCGGCAAAACCGGCATCGGCAAGCTGGCCAAGGCGGCCGGCCTGGATGCCGCCGCCAAGAAGGAGCTCAACGCCCTCCGGTGGGAGGTGCCGTCGAGCAAGTTCGGCTTTGCCAGGAACGCAGCCCCACCCGATGCCACACGCGTTCTCGGGCACGAGGACAGACCCCATGAGCACTAGATGGGCAGATCCCGAAGCCGTCCGAAAGTACATGACGAAGTGGCGGAAGAAGAACCGAGAAAAGATGCGGGATTACGCCGCTGAATACTACAGGAGAAACAGGAAAAAGATAATATCTAAAGTTCGACAACGGGCGCGTCGGATGAGACGGAAAAACAGAGAATGGGCGCGTGCAGACTACCGGCGCAAGCGGGCAGACTATATTGCTCGCATCCGCGCATGGTCAGCCTCCCATCCCGAGGCCGTTCGGGCCTCGTGGATAGTGGCCAAGGCCATCAGGCGGGGCAAGATTTCTCGTCAGCCGTGCGAGAAGTGTGGCGCAAAGAAAACCGTTGCGCATCACCCGAATAGCAACAGGCCACTGAAGATTCGCTGGCTTTGCGGAAGTTGCCATCGCCGGCTACACGCAGCCAGACGGCGGAGAGCACAGAACAAGAAAGAGAGGGCCACGCAATGAGACTGACAAGGCTGACGATCCAGGATTTCTTGGGGATACGCCGGGCCGAGATTGACCTGGCCCAGGCCCCGCTGCACATCTTCATGGGGCCGAACAACTCCGGCAAGAGCTCGGTGTGCGACGCCGTCGAGTTCGCCCTGACCGGCCTCGCCAGGACGATGGCGAAGAAGAAGGACGCCGGCACGTTCCTCCGTCGCCGGGGCGCGGAGCACTTCGCCGTCGAGCTCGCCTGGGAGGGCGGCCAGCTCCGGCGCACGGACTCCGGCTGCTCCCTGGCCGAGCGCGACGTCTCCGCCATATTCGGAGACGAGAGCGTCGTCCGCGCCAGCCTCAGCGGCTTCCGCTTCCTGGCCTCGCCCCCGTCGGCCCGCCGGGAGCTGGTGGCTGGCGTAACCGGCAAGAAGGCCGACCTGGGCGCGGCCCTGGCCAAGGTATGCAAGGAGGCCGGGCTGCCGGCCGACCTGACCGAGAAGCTGGTGAAGATGGCCGACGAGGACATCGACCACGCCGAGACCTTCGCCGTCGAGCAGCGCAAGGCCGCCAAGCGCTCCCTGGAGGCGTACACCGAGGGCGACCCGCCGCCGGGCAAGGTGACCATCGATGGCAAGGAGTACGACCTAACCAAGACCGACTGGCTCGCCATCGAGAAGCGCCTGGCCGAGCGCAAGGCCGAGCGCGACAACGCCCTCCGCGCCGAGGGCGAGGCCAAGCTGCTCGACGCCCCCGAGGCCATCAGCGCCAAGATCGCCGCGCTCAAGGACGAGATCGCCAAGATCCCGGCCGCTGCCGCCGCCGGCAAGGCCGACGCCGATGCCAAGAAGGCGCTGGCGGCCATGACCGCCGCCGAGATCGAGCTCGGCCGCGCCCAGGGGGCGCTGGAGGCCGCCCGCAAGAACGCCGAGAACATCGACAAGCTCGGTGCCCTGGGCAAGTGCCCGACATGCCGCCAGGCCATCGACCAGAGCTTCGTCGCCAAGATGTACGACGAGGCCGTGAGCGACGGCGACAAGTGCAACGAGGCCGTCGAGCAGGCCAAGGCCAAGCTCGCCGGGCTCCGCAAGGCCAACGACGACGCCCAGGCCGCCGCCAAGGCCGCCCAGGTCGGCGCAGGCAAGGCCAGCGAGCTCAACGCCCGGCTGAAGGGCCTGGAGGATGACCTGGCCGACGCGATGGCCTATCCCAAGCTGGCCGCCGAGAGCGCCCGCCTAACCGCCGCCGTCGAGCTCGGCGAGAAGCTGCTCCAGGCCGCCCAGCGGTATTCCGCCTGGCAGGTCCGGGCCAAGAACGAGGAGGGGATCAAGCACAGCGTCGCCGTGTGGGACAAGATTGCCAAGGCGCTGGGCAAGGAGGGCGAGATCCGCAAGATGACGTCGACCGGCTTCGACCTGTCCGTGGTCCGCTCGGCCGCCGCCGCCCTGCTCGGCCCCGACCGCACGGTGGACGTCGACGAGAGCTGGAACATCACCTGCGGCGGGCTCCTGGGGCCGGGGCTGTCCCGCAGCGAGCGCCTGCGCCTGGGAGCCGGCTTCGCCACCGCCTTCGCCATCGCCAGCAAGCTCGGCGTGGCCGTCATCGACGAGGTCGACATCCTGCAGGCCGAGAACCGCAAGGCGCTGACCGGCTGGATGCTCGGCCAGGCCGACAAGGTCGGCACGTTTATCCTGGGGTCGACGCGTGGACGCGGCCCCAAGGGAGAATTGCCAGCCCCATCAGGCGACCCCAGGGTGAAGTTCTGGTGGTGCGAGAACGGAGAGGTGGTGGCCGTATGAAGCCGCTCAACATGATGGGGCACCAGGTCGTCGTCCGCGCCGTCTACCGCAAGAAGAAGACCTGGGACGGCGAACGCCGCCGCCACGTTCTGAGCTACCTGGTCGTCGACCTGCCCAAGCCCCGGACGGGGTGGTATGTCGGGGAGCGCAACCTGCGGACCGGGGACGTTGTCCCCGGCGGCTATGAAGACCCGCCCGAGTTCCGGGGCGGAGGGAACATCAAGGCCCACGCCGTCGTGTTCTGGCCGACCCTCGCCCCGGTCCTGGTTCCGGACGGATTGCTGGTCCCGCGATGCCACACCGGTCCCCTGGCGGATCCGGCCCCCTACTCCCCGCAAGGATCGCCCGAGGCCAGGGCGCAGGCGCTTGCCGCCTACCAGACCCAGCAGTTCAGGGGCGAGAACGCCCGCGATGCCCGAGGCCGATTCATCGGCGGATAATTTTTTAGAGGTTTTTAGGGTTTTTCCCTGGCCATCTCACGGTGGCGCGGTAAGCTCGCGAGTGCAAGGGCAGGAGACCCCAGGGAACCATGAGCAGAGCCTGCGGAGTTCCGGTCGGCTGGAGAAAGCACGCGCCCCTAGGGTCCGTGCCCTTGCAACTCCACGTCGACCGGGACTCCGTGGGCTCTGCGGGGTGATCGATGGACGATAAATACCTCCCCGGCGTTGAGCGGCTGTATGGGCTGGGCGCAAGCTTCACCCCGCTCAACGGCAAGGTTCCGATCACCAAGGAGTGGGCGGCCCAGCCCCGCGAGAGCCTGGAGCAGGCTCTGGCCTGGGCTGCGGCCGGCAACATCGGCATGCGCACCGGCGGCAACTCCGGCGGCATCATCGCGGTCGACGTTGAGTCCGACGCCGAGCCGGGGGCATACGAGGCCCTGGGCCTGCCGCCCACCCTGGCCGTCCGGACCGGGTCCGGCGGCTTCCACTACTACTTCCGCGCCAACGGCCACCGCATCAAGAACAGCGCCAGCAAGCTGGTCCCTGACATTGACGTGCGCGGCGAGGGTGGCCAGGTGGTGTTCCCCGGCAGCATCCATCCCGAGACCGGCCAGCCCTACGAGTTCCTCAACCCCGACCAGCCCATAGCGCAGATCCCCGAGGAGTTCGTCCAGCAGTACGCCCCGAAGATACTCAAGGACTGGAAACCGCCGAAGCCGGCGGCCACGCCCCCGCCGGTGGCGATCCCAGGCGAGCACCCATACCTGCGCCGAGCGCTGGAGGGGGAGTGCCGCAACGTGGCCACCGCGCCCGAGGGCACCCGCAACGACACCCTCAACACCGCCGCGTTCAAGCTCGGCTCCCTGGTCGGGGCCAACGCCCTGCACCGAGACGAGGTCGAGGGAGCGCTCCTGGCCGCCGCCTCCCAGTGCGGCCTGCCCGAGCACGAGGCCAGGGCGGCCATCCGGTCGGGCCTGGAGGCCGGGACGCGCAACCCCCGGACGCTGCCCGACAGCGTTACCCATCCCCGAGAGCCCTGGCAGCCGAAGGACGAGGATGTCCCCGACCACTGCCTCGACGCCGTTCCCGAGTTCGAGATCCCTCCCGAGCTGATCGAAGAGCGCGGGGAGCCGGGGGCGAAGCCCCCGAAGGGCAAGGAGCCGCCGGCCATCTTCTCGGTCGACAACGTGGTGCAGGGGTTCACCGACGAGCGCCAGAGGATCGTGTACTACCGGGACATCCTCTACCAATACGACGGCCGGTGCTACCATCCGCTGACCGACAACCAGGCCCGAGCCCGCCTGGTAGAGCACGTCGTGGGGGCCAAGCGCAGGCGGAAGATCTGGCTGATACCCGGTGAGCCCGGCGAAAGCCCAACGCCCGAGATCGTCAACCCCAAGCCCGCCTTCCTGAACCACGCGCTTGACATGGTTAAGGGGTTCGGGGTCATAGACTACCGCCCGAACATCCCCTTCTGGATAACGACGGGGATGCCAGCCGACAACCACGTCGCCCTGGAAAACGGCATCCTCAACCTCGACACCTACGAGCTCGCGCCCCACGACCCGGACTGCTTCATCCTTGCCGCCTTGCCCTATGGCTATGACCCCGAGGCCAGCTGCCCCAGGTTCATGGAGTTCCTGAACGAGATCATGCAGGGCGACGAGCGGAAGATCATGGCCATCCAGGAGGTGTTCGGGTACTGCCTGCAGAGCACCCAGGACGGTCAAAAGGTGTTCGTGTTCATCGGCGAGGGAAAGAACGGCAAAACGGTCACGGCCAACGTTCTCAAGATGCTGATCGGCCCGTCCAACTGCTCGGCCGTGCCCCTGGAGAACCTGCACGACCCCCACGCCACCGCCGGCATGGTTGGCAAGATGCTGAACTTCTCGATGGAGTGGAAGTACATCGAGCCGCAGGCCGAGGGCGTGCTCAAGGCCATCTCCGGCGGCGATCCGGTCAACGTCAACCCCAAGAACAAGCCCCTGTTCGCCACCGTGCTGCCGACGAAGATCGTGGTCATCTCCAATGAGCCGCCGCACATCAACGACCGCACGCAGGGGATGTGGAGGCGCATCCACCTCCTCCCGTTCAACTACACGGTCCCCGACAACCAGACCATCCCGATGGAGACCCTGCTCGACGCCTTCCGGAAGGAGCTGCCGGGCATCCTGAACTGGGCCGTCGAGGGCCTGCGGGCGTGGAGAATGCAAAAGTGCTTCACCACCACCCAGGAGATGGACGTCGCCCTCGACACCTACCGCAAGGGGTCGTCGACGGTGTGGTCATGGGCCGAGGAGACCGTGGTGGTTTCGGCCGATGGGCGGTATCTGGCCGCCGATGCCTATAAGGGCTATGTCGAGTGGTGCAAGGACAACGGCCACAAGTCGTCCTCAAGCATCAATTTTGGCATCGACCTGGCCCGGTGGTACAAGCAACGCTCGTCCGGAGGAATACTCAAGAAGAACCGCGTCATGGTGGCCGGATCACGCGAGTACTACTACGAGGGGATCGCCGACATCCAGACCGCCACCCTGCCTCCAGGGCTTGAGGCCGGAGGCGTTTTATGAGTAGGTGGTGGTCCACAAGCATCATGGGGGCGTTCAAGCTCAACGGGGGCCGAGCTTCGGCAAACTTCCCCAGGGAGCCCGGAGTCTATGTGGTGTATGCCATCGACAACGGCGATAGAACGCTCATCTACATTGGGTCCTCAGACAACCTGCGCGTTCGGTGGGATGACTACGTTCGTCCCCTGAAACTCTGGAGGCGGTTTGCCGACCCCGTTAAGCATAAAAGCATTTTCTTCAAGACCTGCCGTCGCCAGGGGTACTTCGACGACATCGTGGTCAAGATGCGCTTTTCCAAGCGGCCAGGCGAGCACCTGATGGCTGAATATCGCCTGATAAACAGGGTCAAGCCCCCCTGGAACCGCTCAAACAAGCGAAACAGTCATGATTAATTGCCCTAGGTTTGCCCCCCCACTGCCCTATACCCTATGGGGCAGTGCATCCCTCAAGATAAATACCCCTTGCGCCAATTTGCCCTATGTGTCCTACCAGATCGGTGGTCCTTTGCCGACACTCAGGGGGAGTCGTTGTGTGGCGGGGGGATGCGTTTCGATAGGACACATAGGGCACCCGGCCGAATTAGGCCACTTAGGGTATAGGGCAATTTTCAAGATTCGTCAGACCGCCCGCTCATCCCGTTCGGGCCGGTTTTTAGCGCCACAGGCGCAAGGAGGACCCCATGCCCCGGAACCCCGAAGTCGCCCCCGATCCCGCCACGTCGGCCAACGCTGGCCCGGCACGGCCCCCTGTGGAGGGCAGCGCAGCCCCCGCCGGGGAGGACGCCCTGCGCATACCCATGCCGGCCGGGGTTCCGGCCAGGACGCCCTTGCCGGGCGCGGTTGACCTGGCCAACGTTCGGCCGCTGATGGGCCAGGCGGTCCCGGCGGCCCCCCGGCCCCAGGCCATCAACCTGGGCGGCCTGGTGGAGATGGTGCGGGACGTCGTCGTGCGCATGGACAAGCTGGAGGCCGACCGGGCCAGGTTCTTCGCCGAGGCCAGCCGGCGGCTGGATGGTGAGATCTCCCGTCTTCGGGCGGAAACGCAGGCGGCCTGCGAGGCGATTGGAAGCCGGGCCGAGGACCGGGCGCGGGAGATCGGGGCCAGGATTGACCATCGGTATGCCGGCGAGTTCGAGGCCATGCGCACGCTCCGGGCGGGCGTTGGGGATTTGCTCCAGAACCTGAGCGCCGTGGCCGATGAGTCCAAGAAGGCGGCCGAGGCGGCGACGGCGCAGGCGGGGCGGGTGGGCCTGGCCAACACGAAGATCGACATGCTGAGCGCCAGCTTCGACCGGCTCAAGACTGACCTGGCGTCGAAGGCGGCGGCCGACGGGGAGGCGCTGGTCAAGAAGATCACGGCGGCCGTGGACGACGCGTCGAAGGCGCTGCGCGACGCCGGCCAGGCTGCCAAGGACTTCTCCCTGCTCAACGGCCGGGTCCAGGCGCTGGAAAACTACCGGGACCGGGCGTCGAAGGCGGGAACGGGGAGGCGGTAGATGGGCGTCGGCGACGAGGCGAAAGAGCTGCTGCGGATGGCCGGCGGCCGGCTGGTGATATCCGAGGGGGTGGTCTCCCCGCAGTTCGTCGCCGACTATGGTGCGCCCGCTGGGATGGTGAACATGCACGCCAGGGCGCTGCAGGAGGAGTGGGCGGGGAAGCGCGTGGTGCTTCCGGGGGCCGTACTGATCCTGTTCAGGCAGAACACGGTGATGACGGTGGTCATGGGCGTGCCGGGACATCTGTGCCTGTTGGACGGGATGCTGGCGGTGGCCGCCTTTGCCATGCGCTACAGGCCGACATCCGTGGCCCTCGTCTCGTCCGGCCTGCTCCTGCCCGACGCCAAGGACATGCCGGACGATATCATCGAGAAGCTGCTGGTCGCGGCCAGCAAGGGGTCGGAGCCCGCCGGCAACGTCCAGGTCACCAGGGTGATCACCGTGGCCGCCCGCAACATCCAGGGGGACGTGGCGCTGAGCGTTTTCACCCCCATGATGCGCGACGGGGTCATTGCGGGGTTCGCAAGGGAGGACATGCCCACCGAGGAGATCTTGGCGGGCGGCAATCCGTGCATGGCCCTGGAGGCCATGTTCCTGTGGCGAGAGCGAGAGGAGAATGGCTGACATGGAAAACAACCAGGGCGGGCGATGGGACAGGGACGAGATCGAGGCTGCGGAGCCCGAACGGCCCGAGGACAGCGGCGGGGTGTGCGGGTGCATAGCCACGATTCTGCTGGTCCTTCTGGTCGGGGGCGTTGCCGTCGCCATCTGGTTCCTGACGCGCTCTTGATTTTTATAAGAATTGTCTTGACACGGCCATCGCCCGAGCTACAATGCCTGCGATGCCTGGGCGTCCGGGCGTGAAGGAGAAGAACGGAAGGCACGAGGAGGAGCCGGACATGGAAGCCGAGAAGAGTTCCGCTGGGGCCGAGACAACCCAGGAGGCCAAGGGCGGCCCAACCGTGGTGACCTCGACGAACAAGAAGGAGGCCCTGCGGGCCTTCAAGGTCTGCCGGGTGGACGGCTGCAAGAACCCCCACCACGCTCGCGGCCTCTGCCACGAGCACTACGACCAGGAGAAGCGCAAGGCCAAGGCGTGCAAGGTCGCCGGTTGCGCGGGGGCGGTGGCGCATCGCGGCCTCTGCCTGGCGCACCAGGACTACGTGCCGGAGAGCAAGGCCAAGGCGGCGGTGAAGGCCCCGGAGGAGAAGGCCGAGAAGGCCCCCAAGGCCAAGAAGGAGCCCAAGCCCAAGGCGGAGAAGAAGCCCAAGGCGGAGAAGCCCGCCCGGATGGGCCAGCTTGACGCGGCGGTTCTGGTCATGGGCCGCACCCCGCAGACCTGCCAGGAGATCTGCGCGGCCATCAAGGCCAAGGGGCTGTGGGAGTCAAAGAAGGGCAAGACCCCGGACGCCACGCTGAACGCCGCGATCCGCCGGGAGATCAAGACCAAGGGCGCGGAGTCGCGGTTCGCCTGCCCCGAGCGCGGGAAGTATTGCCGGGCCTGACGGCCAGGCAGGCAAGGATCTCCCCGCGATGCTGTACCTGTGCTCTCCCTACTCGGACCCCGACCCGGCCGTGCGCCAGGAGCGTTTCGAGGCGGTCTGCCGGGCGGCGGCCAAGCTGATGGCCAAGGGCCTGGTGGTGTTCAGCCCGATAGCGCACACGCACCACATCGCCCTGGCCGGCAACCTGCCCACCGGATGGGACTACTGGCAGCGGGTGGACGAGGCGTTCCTGGCGGCCTGCAGCCGGGTGGTCGTGCTGGAGCTGCCGGGGTGGAGGGAGAGCAAGGGGATCGCGGAGGAGCTGCGGCTGGCGCGGGTGATGGGCAAGGACATCAGCTACCTGAAGCCGGAGTGAACGATGAGCGACCTTAAGGCCCCCTTCACGTGGTTCGGTGGAAAAAGCCGTGTGGCCCCGACCGTCTGGAAGCGCCTGGGCGACGTGGGGTGTTTCGTCGAGCCCTTCGCCGGCAGCCTGGCCGTCCTGCTCTCGCGTCCCCACTGGCCGTTCCCGGCCGAGGGGCGGCACTACGAGACCGTCAACGACCTGAACGCCGACCTGACAAACGCATGGCGTGCGATCCAGGGGGCACCCGACGAGGTGGCCAAGTACGCCGACCATCCGATCCACGAGATCGACCTGATCGCCCGCCACCGGTGGAATAACACGGAGGCGAAGAAGCGGGTGGCCAAGCTGAAGGAGGACCCGCACTACTTCGACGCCGAGGCCGCCGGCATCTGGCTGTGGGGCATGAGCCTCTGGATCGGCCAGGGGTGGGACGTGACGCCCGGCAAGGGGTCGCCCCCGAAGATGAAGATGCCCCACTCCACGAACCAGGGGATCAACCGGAAGACCGGGGGCGGGGAGGGCAACGAGGAGCAGGACGCGGACCCTGGAACGGGGGAGGAGCGGGCGGCCTGGCTGCGGAGCTACATGCGGGCCTTAGCCGACCGCCTGCGCGGCGTCCGGGTCTGCTGCGGGGACTGGGCGCGGGTGCTGACGCCGTCGCTCACGGTACACGTTGCGCCGACGGTCGGCGTGTTCCTCGATCCCCCGTACTGCGGGGAGGACCGGGCCGACGTCTACGTCCACGAGGACTATGGCGTGGCCCACAAGGTCCGCGAGTGGGCGGTGAAGGCCGGGGAGGACAAGCGCTTCCGGATCGCCCTTTGCGGGTACGAGGGCGAATACAAGGTGCCCGACACCTGGTCGATCTTCCGGTGGAAGGCGGTCGGGGGGTTCGGGAACCAGCGCAAGGACGGCGGCAAGAACGCCAACCGGCAGCGGGAGCGGATATGGTTCAGCCCCCACTGCCTGCTCGACGACCAGGGGGCGCTGTCCTTCGGCGAGGGCGACGCGATGGCCGAGGCGAACGGCCCGGAGCAGATGGAGAACTGCACCACCGAGGAGAAGGACAAGGTGGTGGTCCCGGTGGCCAAGCCGGATCCGTCGCCCCGGCCCGCCCGGCCGGCGGCCGTCCTGGGCAAGCAGGACGGCATGTTCGGTGGGCCTGTCGCCCAGGGCGTTATACGGGATGTGCAGACCGTCGATGAGCTTGAAGGGGATTCTCCTGCCGACCCGGCCTTGTCCGCAACCGGGCAGCCGGTCATCCCCCCGGAGGCGGCGTCAGTCTCGGGGGCAGGCAACGGTGGGGGCGGCGGGGAATGCGAGGCTGGTGGGGAGGGGGAGGCCGAGGTGGTTTCCGGCGACCCCAAGGCTGAACCCTCCCCCCAACCCGAGCCCGCCGGCAAAGACGCCGAGGGATGGTTCTAGGAGAGGAGAGGCAATGTCCGAGGACAAGAACATCAAGATGGCCCTGCTTTTTGAGCTTCGCAAGAAGCTGAGCTTTGAGATGCAGGACATGGTCCGCAACCCGGCGAAGTACAACAACGCCGACGTGCAGGACTACATCCGGGACTTCTGCAAGCGGCACAACCTGCAGTTCCTGGTCCGGCCGCAGAAGGATGCCCCGAACATCCTGCACCTGTTCGTCCGCGACCCGGTGCTGGAGGCGGTGGACTTCACGCCGGGGGCAGCCAACGCCACGCATCTCGGCTGGGTGGAGAAGAACACGCAGTCGACCTGAAAGGGGGATCGCATGGATCTGAGCATCGACATCAAGGTTCCGCTGGAGACGCCCGACAAGGCCGAGCGCCGGCTGGTCATCACGGTCAATCCGTTCACGGTTGCCGCGACCAAGGAGCTGGCCGTGCGGGCCGAGGAGGTGGCCGGCGACGGGACGGTCAAGGTCCTGGGCAAGGCCGACCTCAAGCTCGGCTCTCTCCTCAACCTGGCCAAGCAGTCGTCGAAGGGCGGCAAGTAGCGTGTCCCCGCGCAAGGGGAAGGCCAAGGGGCGGCCCCCGACCAGCTACAATCGCCGCGTCATGTGCGGCTATGTCGCGGGGCCGGAGGTGATCAAGGGCTACCAGGCCCTGGTCCGGCGCATGAACGACGTTCGCCCGAAGGGCGAGCACAAGATCACCGTGTCGGCCCTGGCGGGCCGGCTGCTGGAGGGGATGCTCCCGCTCATGGAGAAGCATACTCCGGAGCAGGTGCTTAAGGGGCTTTACGGTGCCAAGGCCAAGGCTGAGCGATAAGGCCCGCGAGGTGGTGCGGGACGTCATGGCCCGGCCCAGCGTGAGGGGGCCGAAGCCGAAGGGCAAGAAGGGCGGCAAGCGGTGAGCAGCAACGGCAGCGACGCCGAAGGCAGCGCGATGACGGGGATCATCATCTTGGCGGTGATCGCGGCCCTCGCCATTGGCTTCTTCTACCTGGTGCGCCACTTCTCTTCCGCCCCGAAGCCGCCCCCGGTGGCCGTGGTCAAGTGCCCGCATTGCGGCAAGGACGTCCCCATCCGGGTGGTGCGGCCGGAGGAGGAGAAGTAGCCGTGGCCGTCTACGTCGACCCCCTGATGGACCACGGCTGGTGCTGGGCCGGCAAGCCGACCAAGAGCTGCCACCTGTTCGCCGACAGTCTCGACGAGCTGCTGGCCTTCGCCCTCAAGATCTGGCTCAAGCGCGAGTGGCTTCAGGGGGTTGACCGCCAGCCGCCCTTCCCCCACTTCGACCTCATCCCGTCCAAGCGCCGGGCGGCGATCAAGGCCGGGGCGGTGGAGTTGACGAGGGAGGAGGCGGTGGCGAAGTGGAGGGGAGGCGAGGGATGAGCAACGAGAACGCCGTGGAAATCTGCACGGGCTGCACCGATCTTGACGGCCGCCATAAGGTGGTAGACGGCCGGTGCTGGTTCTGTGGCGGGCAGGTGCCCAAGGAACCCGACGAGGCGACCTTTACCCCCCGCCTGCTCATCGGTCCGGACGCGTCCACCGTTAAGAACCTGGCCATGCTGGTTCGGCGGATGGCCAGCCTGCTAAAGGGAAGGCCCATCGCCGCCCAGGCGTGGCGCTACCTATGCATCAAGGGGCTGCAGGGTAGTCCCCTGCGCGAGGACGACCACGATCCCGCCCCGACGACGGAGGACGGCCTGAGCTTCCGCCGCTGGCAGCGGATCAACGTGGTTCGCTGCGCCGAGGCGTTTGCCCACGACGTGGACGGCTGGAACCTGCTGGAGTGGGCCGGCGCGACGGCCGGCGAAGTGGGTGAAGTGGCCAACGTCTGCAAGAAGATCCGCCGCATAGAAACGAACACCGGCGGCAAGTGGTCAAAGAAGGATCCGCCGTTGCCCGAGCTCAAGGCCAAGCTGGCCGACGAGATCGGCGACGTTCTGGCCTACCTGGCCCTGCTGGCCGAGGCCGCCGGCCTGGACATGGGGGCGTGCGCGGCCGGGAAGTTCGACAAGGTGAGCGATGCGGCCGAGTGGCCGGGGGAACGCCTGGTGGCCGCGCCCGCCGCGCCGGACAAGAAGGGGGGCGGGGCGTGAGCACGAAGCGCATGGTCTGCATCCGCGAGGACGCCTGCCTGTTCACCGCGCCGGCCATTGCCGGCAAGCTCCGGGCGTACCTGGAGGACTACGTTAACAACTCCGACAAGCCAGTGGGGCAGCGACGGGATGCCCTGACGCTGTCGCGGTGCCTGGAAATCTGCGACGATCCCTTGGTGGTCGCCCCCGCCCAGCCCGCGCCGGACAAGTGCGGTAACTGCGACACGCTGCAGCAGACGCCGGCCGACTGCGACCTGTGCAACGGCAAGCCCGCGCCGGAAGGGAGGCAGCCATGAGCGGCCCATGTTTGTGCGGCGACCCCTACTGCAACAGTTGCTTCCCTGGCAACGACGGGGGCGCGTTGGAGGCGGCCGAAGAGGCGTTGATGGAGCGCCTGGCCAAGGAGTGGGTATCGGCCCCCGAGCTTGGCCTTGTCGCGGCGGCCGGGATGGCCGCCCTGCAGGAGCACCGGAAGCTGGTCGCGGCGGCGGCTGCCGACGCGGTGCAGGATGAACGCATGGCCAAGGAGCAGGAGAAGGCGGCCAAGGCCGAGGCCGACGAGGAGTCCCGCCCATACTGGCTCTGGCGGGCCATGTTGGAGGAGTGCGCCCGGCATGGGTGCCACCGCCCGGCCGACGACCGATGCGAAGGCTCCGGGCTATGCATCACCGAGTGGTGCGTGCCCTGCGCGGCAAAGGCGTTCCTGGCACGAGAGAAGGCGGGGGAGGAGCCCCCGCCGGCCGAGGAACCCGATCCGGTCGAGCAAGCCCTGTGCGACGCGCCCACGTCGAACGGGCTCTTCCGTTGTTACCTGATCAAAGGCCACATCGGAGACCATGCGTGCCCAGGGCACCAGTGGCCCGCCGCGCCCTGCCCCCACGACTGGAAAACCGACGGGCACAAGGATGGCGTCGGACACCTATACTGCCGGCTGTGCGGGGAGACAAGGCCCGCCGCGAAGGTTCCGTGATGGCCCACCACGGCGGCAAGCTGGAGCACTCCGGCCCCAAGCGCGGTCGCGGGGCGTTTTGGGGGCGCAAGGTCGACGCGAAGCACGAGAGCACCCGGCGGCGGCGGAAGTGGAAGCACAGCAAGGGGGACGGGTTCGAGACCTGGACCCTGCCCTAGATGGAGGACAACGATGGGCGATGACCAGAAAGGCAATGGTCCCCGGAGGGTGGGGGTCATGTACGCCGCGACCCGCATCGAGGCCGTCGAGGTGCTCAAGCCCTCGTCGGAAATCCCCATCGAGCCGGGCGACACCTGGGGCATCAAGGTGCAGCTCGCCGAGCGGGGCATCACCTTCGCCCTGCACCGCAACGAGGCGCTCGCCCTGGCCCGGAGGCTTGAGGCCGCCATCGTCGGAGAGCTGGATGCGTCGGTAACGCGCTGGGCAAGGGAGGGCAAGGATTGAGCCTGGCGGCCCCCGAGTACATCACCCTCTACGGGTGCGACTCCTGCCCGGCGTGCCGGGCCGTGGCCCGCAAGTTGGCGGCGGCGGGGTGGGAGTTCGACGCGGTCAAGGTGGACATCGACAACCCCGCCTCCCCGGCTAACGAGGGGCTGCGGGCCGTCCTGCCGGGCTGGACCGGCTTCGTGCCGGTGCTGGACATCGGCGGGACGGTGGTAGAGTTGGGCCAGGGACGGTTGTGGGAGGCGTTCGCCCCCTGGCCGGTGGTAAAGGAGGCTGTTTGTGTCTGACGCACCGCAGGCGTGGAAGCTGCCGGACTGGATGAAGCCGCTGGAGCCGTTCATCAACGATGCCGGCGGGCTGTCCGTCGAGACGCTGATGAACACCTACGGGGCCAAGTGCGGCAACCGGCTCGCCCAGGCCGACGTCGAGACGAGGGCGATGATCATTAACGCTCAAGTGGGTTTGTTGGTCGCCCTCAGGGCGGCCGGGAAGCTGAAGGAGGGGGGGTAGCCATGTTTTCAGTCACCAGGACGGGCGACCGGTTCGAGTTAACGCGCACAACGATCTTCCCCGAGGGCGGCCTGAAGGCCGACGTCATCATGACCGCACCGTTTCTGCGCGAGAATGACGACAACGGCCCCGTCGTAGCCGCCCTCCTCCGCGTGGCCGGCGATCTGCTCGTGGCCGAGTACGACGCCGAGGCGCACATCAACACGGCGCGGGCGCAAGCCGAGGCCCTGGGGCAGCAGCTGGGCAAGGCCCACGAGCGGGCCGCGAGCGCCCCGCTGAACGTGGGGATCATCGGCCCGCTTCCGGGGTTCAGCCCCGGAGCAGTACATCCCGAGGCCACGCCCTGCCCTAAGTGCGGGGCCATGACGCTCCACGGCCAGTCGTGCCTCGGTTGTGAGCTGGCCGCCGAGGACATCAAGGAGAACGCGCCGGGCGGCCAGTAGCCGGTTGGGAGAACACATGGACATCGTGATTGGGCTGGCGCGGCGTTGCGCGAACGTCAGGGGCGAAGGCTCCGAATCATTGATTACGGCCGGAACGCCTGCGAGCTTACCCGGCCGCCAGCCCTTTAATAGCGCGGCCGGGCTCGTTGTCGGCTGCGTAGACGCCCGCCTCGATTCGCAAGGGGGACGCCCCGAGCTGCGGCGAGGAACCGAAGCCTCGGGAGCCGGCATTGCACCGGCCAGGCGGGCCAACCATTCGGCGGGGTTGAAATTGCCGGGCCTCGAAAACCTGGCCGCGCCTGGGGAAGAGACGGTGCGCGAACCCCGCCCCACCACGGCCCGGTTGCTTCAAGGGACGGCCTCTGAGTCCTGGCAGAACATCGGAGGGGTTGCCGGGGTACTAGCCCCCCGGCGCGAGCCGCAGCCCCCGTCGACTCCATGCGGCGGGGCCAGCAACCGGGCCTTCTACTACAACCCGCCGGGGGCGTGTGCCGCCGGCAAGGAAAGGAGAACATCGTGAATCTGACTTTCGCCAGTGAGTTGCCGCAGGAAGCACAGAATACGATCCTGGAGCGCGGGGGGTTCTGTCACCGCCTCCCCCTGGTCGCGCCCATCCCCGTCCAGGGGGCGCTGGGCCAGCCGGACATGGTGGTCATCAGCGCCTTCGGGATGTGCCAGAAGAACCTCTGCCCCAAGTGGGACGGGGAGAAGTGCTCCGAGGCCGAGCTGGCCCACGTCATCCGGCTCCGCAATGCGGCCAACGACGCCAAGGCGGCCGAGGCCACGGAGGCCGAGATCGAGGCGTCCGAGGCGGCGGCGGAGGGGGAGGGTGGGAAGTCAAGGCTGGTGATGCCGTGAGCGGCCGGCGGGACGAGTTGCGGCGGCACCGCAAGAGCGTCAACAACGCCAAGAACCGGGCGGCCGTCAGGGAGGAAGCCGAGATGCGCGAGCTGTGGGGCGTCGTCGGCGGCTTCCTCCTGGGCGCGGTCTTCGGCCCCCGGCTGATCTGGACGTTGTCTCGGTCGTCCTGGGGCGACAAGCTGGCCGAGATCATGCGGCGGGGCATCCCCGAGCCGGCCATCAGCCCGTTCGTGGGCACGCCGGACGCGGAGCCGCCCCAGGAGGTGACCACGCGGGTGGTAGAGGACATGGCGAACGAGGCCCTGCGGGCCAGCTACCGGGCGGCGGAGAAGCGCAAGGCGAAGGGCAAGGCGAAGAAGGGGGCATGACGATGGGGTGCCTGTGCGGGAGCGCGACCCACGGCGTTGCGGGGAGAGAGCAGTTCTGGTCGGTGGCCAGGCACAGCAACGGCAGCGACCTCGTGCTGGTCATCGAGGACGAGCGCTACCGATCCGAGGTTCGCCTTGCCCTAGACCACGGCGACCTGGTTCGCCTCATCGCGTGCCTGGAGCGGTGCTTGCCGAAGATGGACGGGGAGCCGGGGTGGAAGGGCGAGGCCATCAGGCGCATCGAGAAGCTGGAGTCGGCCGACCTGGCGAAGCGCGTTGGGGATCTAGAGACTGACGTGACGGATCTCAACGCTGAGGCCTCCCACATCCGTAAGTACCTCAACGACGTCGACAAGGGCGGATCTTGGCCGGCTACCAGGCGCATCGAGCGGATAGAACGCGCCGTCTCGGCCCTCCAGCACGCCGTCCAGCGCCAGGAGGGGCCGCCGAAGGCCGGGCCGGGGGAGAACGATCCGGAGCCGCCGGCCCCGAAGAGCGTCCCCGACGTCCGATTGAAGTCGCCCCGGCAGCTTTGCCGAGACTACAGCATCCAGGCGTGCCACTACTGCGAGCGCCTGGCCTGCGGGGACAACACCTCCCCCGGCGCGGCCCTCTACCGGGCGGCGAAGGCGGTGGTCGAGTCCCCCAAGGGGGTGCTGCCCGCGACCGTGGGGGATCTGGCCAGGCTGGTCGACAAGATGACGGTACTGACCGAGGCGACCAAGAAGGTCGAGGAGATGGCGTAAAGGAGATGGCGATGCGAAAGATCGCGATGGCGGTTCTGGTTCTGGCTGCCCTGGGGGCCGGGGGGTGCCATGCGGGGTTTGCCGGCATCTACGGCTGCACCGGGCAGCAGAAGCACAAGGGGATGACGATATCCTGCCCGCGTTGCGGCAACAGCCAGAAGGTCGACCGGCTGCGGGTCTACTGGCCCGGCGAGCCCCTCGTCCCGCTCCTGACACACGAGTGGTACTGCCAGGAGTGCAAGACGTGGTGGTGTACGCGGGGGCTGAACCACTACGAGCGCGGGCCGGGGTGGCCGTGGAAGGGCAGCCGGTGAGCGCCAACATAACCAGGGCCGAGCTTTGCCGGCGGGCGGTGGAGAAGCTGAAGGAAGGCGGCGACATCGTTTCCGAGCGGTTCGTGGGGGACGTTGTGGACGCCTTCCTGGCCGCCCTTTCGGGGGCGTTGGCCGCCGGGGGCCGGGTAGAGCTGCGCGGCCTGGGTAGCTTCCGCCCGGTAAAGTGGGCTGCCAGGCGGGTGAAACCGCCCAAGGGGCCGCTTCAGAGGGCCAAACAGGCCGGGGTCCGGGCGGTAAAGTCGGCCTTCTCGGTGAGATTCCGCCCTGGGGCGGCGTTGCGGAGGATCCGGTAGCCATTTATCTATCGGTTAACACCGATAGATAGGTTCGTTTTCAGGCCCACGGCGAATGGCCAACTTCGTTCTTCTTGGCCATTCCCCCTAGGGGGACGGGGTAGGAAGGCATGAACTACAAGCCAAACGAGCGGGACAAATACCTCGTGAAGGACGAGTTCGCCAGCCTGGTGGCGTGGGCGGAGAAGCATGATCTGCGCCTGGCCCTGTTCGTTTTCCTAGGCGGGGCCGCCGGATTACGCATATCCGAGGCCCGGACCCTGCCCTGGAGCGCCTTTGACCGCGTGGCCACCGAGGGGATGCTATCGGTCCGGTGCCTCAAGAAGCGCAAGAAGCGCATCACCGGCGAACGGGCCGAGGTCATCATGGACGCCCCATTGGGGCCGAAATCGAAGGCCCGCATCCTGGGATACATGGCCAAGCTCCGAAAGCCCGGCGACCAGTGGACGTTCCCCGGCCGCTCCGGCAAGCCGATCAGCATCCGCCAGGCCACCCGGTGGTTCAAGACGGCCGCCACCGGGGCCGGCCTCAACCCCAATTATTCGTATCACGCCCTGCGCCACTACCGGGGCATCAGCACATGGGACGCCAACCGCGAGATCAAGGCCGTCGCCTCCGTTCTTCGGCACGCCAAGGAGGAGACGTCCTACAAGTACATGCACATGTCGCAGGCCGAGAAGCATCGGTCGGTTGCCAGGATCGAGGAAATCTAAGGAGGACACCATGTCCAACTGCATCATCCCCGGTTGCCCCAAAGACGGAACCCGCCTGCACCAGGTAGAGCAGCCCGGATCGGAGCACCTGCTATGCGAGGGCCACTACCAGTTGCTCTTTGTCTCCGGCATGGCCGGCGAAGAGGATCTGCGGGTCTACAATGCGGCCTATCAGGCCATTCTGGACGAGCGCCGGGCGGCGGCGAAGGAGAAGGAGGCGGCCCAGGGCGGCCCGGAACCGGACGACAACGCCCGGCGGCCGACGTTTAACCGGGCTCCCGAAGTCCCCTCGGTCGTAGAGGACGCCCTGCTGGTCGAGGTGCCGGCGCTCCACGGAGCCCAGCGTATTCACCTGCACATCAACCGGGGAAACGAGGGCCATTCCTACGAGTGCTGCGTCCTGCCGAGGGGCATACCCGAGGGGGCCGTCCTGCGGTTTTCGAAGAACGTCGGGATCGTAGCCCTGAGCAGCCCCCCCGCGCTGGCCGGCAGGACCGTCCGCATTCGCTTTTGGGAGATATGGCCGGAGGGGGAGGAGATGGTCGCGTCCGGGGAGCGGGTGCGGATGCCGGACACCGACCTGCACGGCGGCCCCTGCATCCGTTGCGGCAAGGACATCCTGGTCCGGGTGGGCGTGCCCTTCAGGCTCAGCGTCGGCCTGCCGGATGGAACCCAGGTGTGCCCCGAGTGCGTAGAGAAGGAGAAGGCCGATGGCCAAGCGCAAGGCTAGGCCCGTCATGAAGTGGACGCCCGCCATAAGCAAGCTGGCCACCGGGGCGATAGCCAGCAACCTGGCCGGCGTGCTTGCCGGCAACGCGCTGGGCGGCTGGGCCAAGGACCACTTCGACAAGCGCCTCGACGCCCTTGAGGCCAAGCTGGACCGCCTGGCCACGGCCTTGGCGGCCGATCCGGGGCACAAGGGGCCGCCGAACTTCCGCATCGCCTGGACGGGTGGCCCTCGGGCGAAGCGCCTGACGCCCGGCGGGATGTTCCTCCGGGCGGTCATGGCCGGCGTGCCGTTCTCGGTGAACGGCGTCGCCTATCGGCCAGTGCGGGCGAAGAAGGGCAAGAGGTAGGAGGGGACAATGGGAGAGGGAACGATTCCGGTCATCCACGTCAAGGAGAAGGGCCTGCCGGCCGCCTGGGAGAAGGCGATCATCCTTCTGCGGACCAGCGGGGCCGATGCCCCCACGCAATACGACCGGCCGGGCGACCCGCCGTCGAAGGACGCGATGGTCGTCATGGAGATCGACGAGCCGCTGCTTGAGCCGCGCATCCATGCCTTCTTCCCCGGCGGCCCCACCGACCTGGAAGAATACTGCATGGAGGTCAAGGAGGGGGTCAAGGACCACTGGGTCCGCGACCCCAAGAACCCCGCCGACAAGCGGTGGAGCTACACCTATCACAGCCGGATGCGGACGGACTTCGGCGTCGACCAGATCGCCACGATGGTCGAGAAGCTCAAGCGGCAGCCCTTCACCCGCCAGGCCCAGTTCACCACGTGGATGCCGGCCACGGACCCGGTTGACTACGACCCGCCGTGCCTGCAGCGTGGCTGGGCGCGGGTGCTGGAGAACGTCGAGACCAAGGAGCTGGAGTTCCACGCCCACGTCTACATGCGCTCCTGGGACGCGCTCAAGGCCGGCTTCATGAACCTGTTTGCCTTCATCCGGCTCTTTGACGAGGACATCCGGGTGCCGGTGTCGCTGGAGCTCGGCCGGAATATCATCTTTAAGCGGTTCGTGGCCGTGGGCGACAGCTTCCACATCTACGGCAAGGATCTGAAGGACATGGCCGCCTTCCGGGCGACCTACGGCAAGCGATACCACTACGCTCCGACCGCCTCCTGGCTGGAGATGATGAACGAGGACCGGCCGGCGATCCTGGCGAAGGTTGCCGAGCAGGACGCGGCCCGCAAGGCGCGGGGGGAGTAGCCCATGTTTAAAATAGTCAGCGGACACAGGAATCTGTGGGTTGCGGAGCGCACTTTGAAGAAGAACCCCGAGGCCAGCGACCTGTCGGCCCCGCTGCTGAGTGTCTCCCTTCTGTGGCCGCAGGAGATGGACTGGTGGGCCGTGCGCATCGAGAGCGACAGCAAGGAAATGGTTCAGCGACACGCAGTCGGGTGTCACGTCTTGACCCACGCCTTGGCGCTGGAGATGTACTTCCCGAGAGACGAGGAGCATGAGGAAGAGGTTCCGTGGCGCTGGCCTCTTCACGCGCTTCCCATCACCCTGATCGATGGCCCGGCCCGGCCCATGAATAAGCCTAGTTACCGCGATTTCATGCCGGTTCGCTGCGGAGAAGCCTTACGGCTGCGCTCAACTGAGCATATTGCTGTCAGGTTCGCGCTGTTGCGGAACGCTCCCGCCAGGTGGGAGGTCAACCGCTTTCCGGTTACACTGCGGGTCTGCGTCGAGGGAATTCACTACAAGTGAAGGAATGGTGACCGTGGCCCATCTCAAGCGTCGCCGCTGCCGCCGGCAGGTCCGTTGCACGCTGTGCACGGACGTCCGCTGGATGGGCAACCGCAAGGGGCGGCGGCCAGTTAGAGACGAGCGGGCCGACAAGCCAACGAGGAGGGACGACGATGTGGCCATTTAAGAGCGCACACAACGCGGACGCGGAGGAGGCCAAGGAGGAGAGAGGGCCGGAGGATGCCGCTTCTCCGGGCCTGTTTCAGCCTCCCCCTCCGGTTTACTTGCGCGTCCTTCGCCAGCCACTCTACGACATGGAGTGGGCGATCCGGGGGACGCCCGCAACCACCCTGTTCTCGCGGCCGATAGGCCAGCTCAACCAGCTTATGGCCGCCAAGACCGATGTCGACACGAACATGGTGCAGGCGGCGTGCTTGCCGGTGCCGATGCAATTCGACTGGTTCGCCTGGAGGACCGAGTTCTCGCCCGACGTGGCCTTTGAGTGCCTCCTCAGCTTCCGCTTCGCCTCTCGCCTCCAGGTCCGTTTTGGGCAGCGCGTCTGGTTCTCCGTCCCGCTTTCCTACGTGCCCTTCTCGCATCACCTGGCCATATGGGAAATGAACGCAATCGCCCCAATAGTCCTCAGCGCCGAGGACAAGCGCTTCAAGGAGGCGTGGAGGAGGGCCGAGGTCGTCGACGCCGACAAGATTCCCGATGTTGGCGATCTGCTCAAGGATACCGTGGGCATATACCGCACGGAACATGCGCGGAGAATAGGCGGCGGTGGCGACAACCGCCCGATGAGGATCCGGAGCCAGGAGGTTTTCATGGCCGACATCTTTACCGATTGGTCGTCTGCGCTGGTCTTGCCCGACCAGGTAGGCGTGCGCCTGTACCTTGAGGGCAACGTGTACCAGGGACTGTGAGGGAGGCATGAACGAGCGCTGCTGCACCTTCTGCGTCCACAACCCCTATCTGGCCCTGGAGCGGGCGGGGTGGGCGGCGAGGTTGTGGGGGGGCATCCTGACGGTCCTGTTCCGCCGCCCCCGCCGCCGGCCGGAAGGCCCGTCGGGGTGCTTGCGGAACCCCCAGCTCTTCTGCTATGACGTCCACGACAGCGCCGGCTGCCGGCGGTCCCTGGCTACCGCCCGGCCGGAGTTCCTGCCGTGCAAGGCGTGCTCGCATTTCGCCATGAAGGGGAAGGCATGACCGCCGACGGCCGCAATCCTGGGGCTTGGGGACATAAGGTCACGCTGGAGTGGTACGAGATGCTCCAGGCTTCCTTCGTCGGCGCGGTCCGTCACCTGGAGGCGCTGAGCAAAAAGTCTTCGGACGCCTATGGCGCAGACCCAGCCAACGGATGGAGCCTTCATATAGAAGGCGCGTGCGGTGAGATGGCCTTTTGCAAGGCGTGCGATCTGTTCTGGCCGGGGACGGTTAACACCTACCGGGCTGGCTTCGATGCCGGCAACTTTCAGATCCGAACGAGAAGCCGCGACGAATACGATCTGATTGTCCGCGCTTCCGATGCTGACGACAAAAGATACGTCCTGGTGACCGGCCTTGCCCCCACCTACACGATATGGGGGAGCCTGCTGGGAGGAGAGGCGAAAAAGCACCCGGAATGGTTGCGAGAGCATGGGGGGCGGGCTCCGGCCTTCTTTGTGCCCAAGACGGCCCTTGAGCCTTTGCCTCGTGCGAGAAGGCGTTGGTCAATGAATAACGACGGCCTCAAGAAGTGTCCCCGGTGCGCCGGCAAGGGCTGGACCTACTACAAGGGGTTCAAGTGCAGCCTCTGCAAGGGGTCCGGCCGGGTACGCCGCAGCATCTTCTTGTGCGAGGGCGTCACCCGGACGCACATGCTGATCAAGCCCTGGCGCTACCGGACGGTGATCCGCCAGTGCCGGCGGCCGGCCTGCGATCACATCGGGGGCAAGCACTACTGCTGGCAGCACAGCCCGAAGGACGGATTCGCCCGGCGGGTCAAGTGGGGGCGGGGCAGGGTGGGCAAGGCCAAGCCCCTGCCGGCCCCGCCGGACGCGGCTGCGCGGTGGCGGAAGCAGCAGGCCGAGATCAAGGCCGCAACGAGGAGGGGGCGCTGATGGGCAAGTCGGACGCCGGCAAAGGCCCCGACCCCCGGCCGATGACGCCGGAGGGGCGGGCCAACTACGAGCGGACCCTGCGGAACATCTACGGGGTGCGGGTGAAGATACCGCCGAATGGGCCGGAGCTGCATGAGCTGGTCGACCGGCTGTTCGGCCGGATGACGCGTGACCCCGCCATCAATGATTTACTCCTGAGCAATGATCGGCACCTGATTATGTGGACGCTTCAGGCCCTGGCCGAGGAGGAAGGATGATGGCTGGAAAAACGGTGGTTATCCCGCCGCCCGGCAAGGCTCGCCGGTCAATGTGCCGGCGGATTGGCAAGGCGGTGTTCCCGAAGGCTTACGACCCCATGAGTTACCCCACGGACTGGGGAGTGAAGCGGGGCATGGCCGCGACCGAAGCGCTCATCGAGTGCTTCCTGTCTGCGATGGAGAAAGGCAAATGAGACCCCTACTTCGGCGCGGCGACATCATTCTGTGCTCCGATCCGTACAGCCTGATCTCGTTCCTGATCCGCAAGGTCGAGCACTGCCACTGGAGCCACGTTGCCTGGGTGGTCGACGACGACCACGCCGTCGAGGCCCTGGCCGGCGGGGTGAAGCTGACCCGGCTGGCCAAGAAGCCTTGGCACATCCCTGGCCGGCTGATGGTCGTTCGCCTCAAGGAGGGCGCGATTTCGCTGTACGGCCTGAACCTGGCCGTGGCCAAGGCCGAGTCGCTCGTCGGCCACCCCTACGACTGGCTCGGCATCGTCCGGCTGGCCTGGGCCTGGGCGACGAAGCGCCGGCACGACACGCCGGTGGATGGCAGCCGCCGGGCGTGGTGGTGCTCGGAGCTGATCGGCGAGCCGCTGTGGCAGTTCTGCGGGGGCTTCAGGTTCCGCGACGAAATTCCCCCGGAGAACACCGCCCCGAAAGACATCGCCGTCAGCGACAAGGTGGAGCAGGTATGGCCATGATACCTGTCATCGAGGAGATGAAGAAGGCCCGCCGGGCGGCGGCCGGCGTTATCCGTCCTGTCCTGGCGTTCCGGATGATCGGGGCGGCCGGGGACGACCTGGGCGTGGTGGTCCGCACCCGGCGGCCGGAAGCTTGCGCCCTGGAGGTTCGTCATGCCTTGGCTGCGGTCTACCGTAAGACCAAGAACGCCGAGCCTCCGTCGGGGTGGCTTTTTCGGTTTGAGTCGGTGTCCGGTGGCTAACTGCTTCTGGTGCCGGGAGCCGTTTGTGCCAGCCACAGCGGCGGAGCGCCGGCTCTCGGTATGTGGTGGGTGTCTCGCTTGGCTGGGGGGTGGCCGCGATGCGGCGGAGGAGTCGGAGTGCCTGCAACAGGACGCGCTCAGCATCTCCGGGGGATCATCAAGAGGATCATCGAGGACGGCCGGCACTTCTGGCTCCTCGAATGCGGCCATCGCATCTCCGCCTGGCAGTCGGAGCTCTCCAACGTCACGCGCTCCCGGCGGGTGATCTGCCCGGAGTGCCAGGCCGAGGGGGGCGAGGAGCCCGCTCCCGGCCGGAAGGAGAAGCGCCGGTGCGCCCATCCGGGGTGCGACACCATTCTCAACTCGCACAATAAGGGCAGGCTGTGTAACCTGCACCGCGACGGCTCGGACGACGATCTGAGGAGGAAGCCATGACCGAGGAATCTGTCCCCATCAATCGCGCCAGCGACGAGGAGCTGTTCCACGCCCTGGAGACCGGGGTGCTTGCGCCCCTGAAGGAGGAGTATGCCAAGGCCATCTCGGCGACGGCCGGGGTGATGGCCCAGGGGCTGGACGCCGAGACGATGAAGGCCCGCATCGGCCCGCTCTGGCGGGACGTCTGGCACAAGCTCGACTCGGCCGACTACGTCCTGGGGCACATTCGGACCCGGATCACCCGGCTGCGGACACAGGGCGTCCTGCCGGGGGATCCCCGCGAGGCCGAGGTGCTCAAGGTGGAAGCGCCGTGAGGCGGGCGTTCGCCACGCGGTGGCAGGGGCCGTCGCGCATGACGACGGCCCAGGCGGCCGCCTATCTCGGCCTGGCCCCGGCCACGGTCCAGCGGCTCTCGCAGGAGTTCGCCACGTCCGGCGGGCGGGCGGGGCTGCAGAGGGCCGGGAAGGGGGCGAGGTTCTTCCTGGGGCAG